GTGATTACCCTTGCGACTGATGGAACAACACCAACTGTAATTACACTCACGGGAACAGATTCAGATAATGCAGATGCAAATTTGATCTATTCTGTAGAGTCGGATGGAAGTTTCGGTGGACTTGGTACACTGAGTCAAGATTCAAGTGTATTTACTATCACACCACTTGCTGAGGGTTCTGCAACTACAACATCATCTACTCTCACATTTAAAGTTTCTGATGGTATTAATTTTGGTTCTGGCACTACTGAATTTAGCTTGACGTTTGGTCCAGATTGGGCAAATACTACTGAAAGTAAATTAGTTGCATCTGATGCTTTTCAGGGCGATGAATTTAGCGAATATGCTCTGTCACTAAGTAGTGATGGTAATTATATAATAGTTGGTGCCGGTGCACATAGTGGGCAGAACAATATCAGAGGGCAAGCATACATCTTTAACAGATCTGGCTCTACATGGTCAGAACAAGCTATATTAACAGCTTCAAATACTGGAGATAATGATCGGAATGGTTCATCGGTGGATATTAGTTCTGATGGTACTTATGCTATTACGGGTGCCTATCGTGAAGACGGCGCTACAAATACAATATCTGATGGTGGAGCTGCTTATATTTATACAAGATCCGGATCAACTTGGACAGAACAAGCAATATTAAGAGCTTCAGATGCACAAGCAAGTGATCAGTTTGGTTGGTCTGTTTCCATAAGCGGTGACGGAATGTATGCTATTGCTGGTGCAAATTCAGAAGATACAGGACAAACTGGTACAGGTGCAGCATATATCTTTGTTAGGTCAGGTTCTACTTGGACACAACAAGCTAAAATACAACATTCGGATAGAGCTCAATATGATAATTTTGGATATTCAGTATCAATAAGCGATGATGGTAGTTATGCTGTAATTGGTGCTTACTATAAAAATAACCAAGCAGGCAATGCTTATATCTTTAGTAGATCAGGTTCAACTTGGACACAACAGGCTAAACTAACTGCTTCTGATGCACAAGCAAGTGATAGATTTGGTTGGTCAGTGAACATAAACGATGATGGTGATTATGTTATTGTTGGTGCATATCAAGAAGATACTAGTGCCTTCAATGCTGGCGCAGCTTATATCTTTAGTAGATCAGGTTCAACTTGGACACAACAAGCTAAAATAGTATCATCAGATGGTGAAGCGAATGATCAATTTGGTTGGTCAGTGTCATTAAATTCTGATGCAACTTATGCTATTGTTGGAGCACTCAGATCTCAATATTCTGTAGATGATGCTGGAGCTGCTTATATCTTTACCAGAGACGGAACAACTTGGACACAAACACGAAGGTTAACTGCATCCGATCCAAAATCACAGGATGAATTTGGTCATTCAGTATCAATAAGCGGTGACGGAGGCTATGCTGCTGTTGGTGCACCGCAGGAAGACGGTGGATCAGGTGATCCAATATTTAATGCTGGTGCAGCATACATCTATGAAGCAGGTTAATAAGTTAATTCTTTAATATAAATAAAGTAAAAGGAATTTAAAATGGCATCATTTGCTAGAACTATGGCAGGTATTATCAGTACAACTGGTGATGTAAAATCTACCGTTGTTGGTGATATAGGATTATCTGTATATTCCACTCTTGATTCGCTTCCGACTAGCGCATTAACTTCGGGTGATCAGGCATTTGTGTCAGAAAACAATCGCATCTATGTTTCAAATGGTTCTGGTTGGTATAATGTCGCACTATTAAATGCAACTCCAACATTGAGTATTAGCCCATCCGGTGCCGTAACATTAGCAGTTGATGGATCTACACCAACTGTTATTACATTGACTGCGACAGATTCGGATAATGCTGATGCAAGTTTAACATACAGCGTTGAATCGGACGGATCGTTTACAGATATTGCGACATTGAGTCAAGATTCCAGTGTGTTCACTATTACACCATTAAGTGAGGAAAGTGCTACACCAGGATCTTCTACTCTCACGTTTAAGGTATCAGACGGTATATCATTTGGGTCTGGTACAACTACATTTAGTTTGACATTTGGTCCACCGGTTTATGATGTAGATTTAAGTACAGGATATAGGTTAGGTGGATACATCACAAACGCTGAAATTGATACATGGGGTGCCGGCACCGCTGCTAACGAGTTTGTTGCTGGCTTAGGCTTATCATCAAATGGTAATTATTTATTTGTGGGTGTTGACCGAACTCTACCAGATACGACGCCGCTAGAACCTATGATCACAAGATATGATATGTCTACCCCCTATGATTATACAAGCAAGACATTAAATACGGGTCAAACAGTAACTTACTGGAACGGGGGCAGTGAGACTAATTTTAGAGGAATGCATGTTTCTCATGACGGTTATCATATTTTTCTTGCTATGGGTGGTGAAGGACTTCAGCACTATACAATGTCCACCGCATGGGATTTAACTTCACGATCATATCAAACTGTTCAAAAATATCATGATGATGGGGTTGTTTGTAAAGTTGGTGGATATATAGCTGGTTTTCATATGAATCATGATGGTACAAAGGCATATACCGCCGGTAATACCAACCAAGGATATATAACTTATCTTACTTTATCTACCCCTTGGAATCTAGCAACAGCAACTCTTGCTGCAACTTACAGCATACCATCTCCTTTTGCCTCCACTACTACTATAAGAGATATATGGCTCAATCATGATGGCACTCAAGTAGTAATGTGCAACGCTAATTATAACCAATCACCAACACAGAATTTGGCATCTTGGGATTTAACAACTCCTTGGAATATATCTACAGCAACCAATCCTGTTACTTGGCCGGCTAGTCAATCAACGGCTTCGATTGGCGAGTTTGAAATTTGGCCTGATGGGGGAGCGGGGCAAGGTGGTAATGATGGTATTATTATGTGGTCACCTTATACCACCAATCAAACTTATCAAGTAGATATTGGGACAGTAGGCATAACATAACAGGTGCAGCATACATCTATAAAGCAGGTTAATAAATTAATTCCTTAATATAAAAAACATATAAATAGTACAAAGATTTTAAAGAATCGGAGACTATTTTATGGCACCACCTAATTCCAGAGTCACACTTATTGATTATTGTAAGAGACGCTTAGGTGATCCAGTACTGGAAATCAATGTTGATGAGGACCAGATTGAGGATCGCGTTGACGAAGCATTACAGTATTATCAAGAGTATCATTCTGATGCTACAATAAGAACTTATCTTAAGCATCTAGTAACTGCAACAGACGTTGCCAATGAATATATTCCTATTTCATCTGATATTCTTTATATCTCTCAATTATTTCCTACATCAAGTGCATTTGGTTCATCAGTAAATTTCTTTGATATTAAATATCAGATGATGTTAAATGATATTGCAGACCTTCAAAACTTTGCAGGTGACCTTGCTTATTACGAGCAGATGAATCAATATCTGTCAATGCTTGATATGAAATTGAACGGCACACCACAAGTTCAATTCTCTAGACATCAAGACAGACTTTATATCTTTGGTGATTTTGCCGATAAGGATATTAAGGCTGGTGAATATATTGTAGCAGAAGTCTATACAATTCTAAATCCCGAAACACATACATCAATATATAATGATATGTGGCTTAAAGAGTATACCACAGCACTTATCAAACAACAGTGGGGTATGAATCTTATTAAGTTTGAGGGTGTACAATTACCTGGTGGTGTTGTACTAAATGGCCGTCAACTCTATGATGATGCCACAACAGAAATAGAAAATTTAAGGCAAAGAATCAGAGAAGAACACGAATTTCCGGCTGACTTTTTTGTAGGATAATATGGCACGTAATTTTTATTTCTCTGAGAAGGTTAGATCAGAAATTAATCTTTATGAAGAACTCATAATTGAGGCTCTGAAGATTTATGGTCAAGATGTCTATTACCTTCCCAGAACAATTGTAAATGAAGACACCTTACTAGGTGACGATCCAGCATCCCAATTTGCATCATCATATAAAATTGAGATGTACATTGAGAATGTCGAAGGATTTGATGGTGAAGGAGATCTCTTTACTAGATTTGGTGTAGAAATTAGAGATGAGTGTACATTTGTAGTATCCAAAAATCGTTGGGCAAATCAGGTTGCAAGGGCAGATAATGCACTACAGGGTGACAGACCTACCGAAGGTGATCTAATTTATCTACCTTTATCTAAGTCTATGTTTGAAATTAGACATGTAGAACACGAACAACCTTTTTATCAAATAGAAAATGTACCAACATATAAAATGCGCTGTACTCTCTTTGAGTACTCTGGCGAAGATATGGATACCGGTAATACTCTTATTGATTCACTAGAAAAGGATTATGCATATCAATATAAGGTCTGTACAATTGCGCCAAAGAAAGCTACAGCAAGTCTCTTGTTCGATGCAGACTATATTGATTCTGGTTATGTAGCTTCTGGGTATATTAATGCCGGCAGTGGTTCACTACTTGGTATCACATTAATAAATGGTGGTACTTATTATACAACTCCACCAACTATTAGATTTATCGGTGGTAATCCTACAGATAGTGCAGATGCTATAGCCATCATTGATTCGGCCACTGGAGTGGTTTCAAGTATTCAGCTTATTGATTCTGGTCAAGGTTATCAAACATTGCCAACAATTGTATTTGATGGTGGTAGTGGTGTTGATAGTGGTTACTCGGTTGGCGACACAGTTACTCAAACATTGTCATCCGGTGTTATTATGTCTGGCGAAATACAAAGAATTCAATTGGATTCAGCCGGTGATTCATCACGTTGCTATTATTTGGCACACGTAGGTGGAAGTGATGGTAATCTTCACACATTTACTGCAGGTGGATCTCTGATCAATAGCACAACTAATATGGCAGTAGGAAATGGTTTAACAATTTCTAATGTCACAGAATATAATTACATATCAGAAACCGAACAGAATGATGAGTTTACTGCAGGATATGTAGATGACTTCCTTGATTTTAGTGAAAACAATCCATTCGGTGATGCTGAGAATCAATGATGAATATAAATAGTAATTTAAATAAATGGAATTTATAAACTAAATGTTTGGTAGTCACTTTTATCACGAAAGAATACGAATGTCAGTTGCCATTTTTGGTAGACTGTTTAATAACATATATGTCATTCGTAAAAATGCATCTGGTGGTGTTCTTAACCAATTAAAGGTTCCATTAGCATATGCTCCTAGACAGAAGTATCTAGATAGAATTAGGGAAAATCCTAGTCTAGAAAATGATACTAGAGTTGCTATTAAATTACCTAGAATGTCATTTGAGATAACAGATATTTCATATGACTTAAGTAGACAATTAACAAAAGTTGGCAATTTTAATACAAAAGGTAGCAGTGCCGAAAAGCGACAAAAGTTTTATTCACCTGTACCATATAACATTTCATTTTCATTGAATATATATGCCAAGAATCAAGATGATGCTTTACAAGTTGTAGAACAAATTTTACCTACATTTAATCCACAATATACATTATCAATTTATCCATTTAAGGATATCTATTCGGATTTAGTTGAGGATGTGCCTATTGTGATTACTGGAGTAACATTTCAAGATGATTACGAAGGTGCATTAGAACAAAGACGAACTATCATTTATACACTTACGTTTGAAATGAAAGTTCAGTTTTATGGAAATATTGAAAATAAAGATGTCATTCGTAGAGCAGATGCTCATCTTTATAATATGAATGCAGGATTAAATGACTCTGATATTTATTTAGAAAGAGTTTCAATAACACCAAACCCATTATCAGCTATTGGTTTACCAGATAGTGATTTTGGATTTACAGAAGATATCGTTTTAGCTAGTGATAGCGCATAGGAGAAATAAATGGCAATTACACTTAGACTAACGAAAGGCAGTGAGCTTACCTATGCAGAGCTTGACGGTAACTTTACTGACCTAAATACTAGAGTAGGTACCCTTGAAACATCATCGGCAGGTACTGTAAGAGTAAATAAGTATTATTTTGAAGCAGACTCCGGAGATACAGTCTTTAGTGGAAATGACTACTTTGGAAATGCTATGACATATGATTCAAATTCAGCTTTGGTCTATTTGAATGGTATGATGCTAATGCAAGGGGTTGACTATACCTTGACTGGTGGTAATGCAGTAACAACAACTGTTGGAATTGATAGTGGCCATTTGATCACTATTACTTCTATGGAATTGGTATAAGGAGATAAACTATGCCTATGTATTATAAACTAAAGAATGCTCCTTTATCAATGGCCTTTCAATTGGCTGATGGTCTAGGTGCTGCATTTGATGATGATCCTTATAATGGATCAATTATGGATCTAGCTAGTGCATCATTTATGTCACAAATGGCTAAACAATATCCAACAGTAAGTAGACAAATTATTTTTGACCCAGCATCACAAATTGCACCAACAAACTATGAAAATCCTACATCGTGGAATTCATCCGGCAATGTAACAAAGAATTGGACATATTCGAATGCAGCAGATCATGCTGATTATAAATTAGGTCAAGCAATTCAATCATTGCCTCTTAAAGAAGGTAAATTCTATTTTGAAATAGAAATTAATAATTTAGGTACCTATACGCCATCGGGAGGATCTGCGACTGATGCTGTTGTGCATCTTTTTATTGCGCCTATGGGCTGGAATTTCGGAAATCCATTTGAATCTATCTTTGGTAGAGCATTTAATTTACCGTTAACTGACCAACCGCCAAGTCAACCTTTAAAACCTTTTGGTCAATTTTTAGATACAAGTTGGCCTGGGCCAATTACTCTTGCAGCAGGTGACATTATCGGTATTGCGTATGATACAAATATGTTCCCGGTTACCAGTGAGGGTGGTGTATTTTATTCACATAATGGTACCTACCAGTCTAATCACAATCCTGCCACTAGTGGGACTCCTATAAAATTACTTACTTCAGAATCTCCGTATGCAGTACAATTTCATCCGCATCAATTTTTCAGCGGTGGAGCTGGTGATACAATAACTGGATTTGATGTTACAATCAGAACTGGAACAGATGTGACTTATTCACCACCAACTGGTTACATTGAACATTAATATTGGATATTAATATTATGAGTGAAGATGATAACAAAAATATTCAGACAGACTATGATTACTCTCGGCAAACTTACTATGATCTCATAGAAAAGGGCCGGGAGAGTCTGGAAATGATGATCGAAGTTGCTCGTGAATCAGAGCATCCAAGAGCATATGAAGTTCTTTCTGGTATGATTAAAAACGTATCAGATGTGAATGATAAGTTAATGGATCTGAATAAAAAGCAAGTTGATATCAATAGAAAAGACGAACCTAAACAATTAGGTAATACAACAAATAATAATGTCTTTTTAAGTTCAACTGCAGATTTGCAAAAATTATTGAAACAGGATGAAGAACTAATTGATGTTACACCAGACTCAGAGTTACCTAGGTAATCCAAACGTAAAACGAGATGGTGTTCAACAAGCTTGGACTCCAGATTTATTAAAAGAATATAAGAAGTGTATGAATGATCCCGTATACTTTGCAGAAAATTACGTTAAGGTTATTTCACTTGATAGAGGTTTAGTTCCATTCCAACTATATCCTTATCAAAAAGAGATGTTCGGACATTTTAATGACAATCGTTTCTCAATCATTCTTGCTTGCCGCCAGTCTGGAAAATCAATCTCGGCATGTGCATATCTCCTCTGGTACGCGCTCTTTAATCCGGAAAAAACAGTTGCGGTTCTTGCAAACAAAGGGGCAACATCTCGGGAAATGCTATCTCGGATTACGCTCATGTTGGAAAACATTCCGTTCTTTTTACAACCGGGATCAAAAGCTCTTAATAAAGGATCCCTCGAATTTAGCAATAACTCGAGGATCATTGCTGCTGCTACTTCTGGTTCTTCTATCCGGGGTATGTCTGTAAACCTTCTATATCTAGATGAGTTTGCATTTGTAGAAAGAGCTTCTGAATTTTATACATCAACATATCCTGTTGTATCTGCCGGTAAAGATACAAAGGTTATTGTGACATCTACTGCAAATGGTATTGGAAATCAGTTTCATAAAATTTGGGAAGGCGCTGTCCAAAAAATTAATGAATATAAATCGTTTAGGGTAGATTGGTGGGATGTACCAGGCCGTGATGAGGAATGGAAAAAACAGACAGTAGCAAATACCAGTCAATTACAATTTGACCAAGAATTTGGTAATACTTTTTTCGGTACTGGAGATACTCTTATAGCGGCAGATTGTCTTTTATCACTCAGAGCAGAGCCGTATATTGATTTATTGGAAAGTAATTGTCTTAGAATCTATAAGAAACCAATTGCCAATCATGATTATGTTATGACAGTCGATGTAAGTAAGGGAAGAGGACAGGACTATTCAACTTTTACTTTAATCGACATAAGCGTTCGGCCTTTTGAGCAGGTGGCTGTGTATCGGAACAACACTATCTCTCCCTTACTCTTCCCTAATGTTATATATAAGTACGCGAAATCTTATAATGAAGCTTATGTAGTTATTGAATCAAATGATCAAGGTACCGTGGTCTGCAATGGATTATACCATGATTTAGAATATGAAAATGTACATGTCGAATCTGCCGTAAAAGCAAATGCAATCGGTATTGAAATGACTAGAAAATCAAAACGGCTAGGATGTTCTGCAATTAAAGATATTCTAGAGGCTTATAAACTAAAAATTGTAGATGATGAAACAATCCTAGAAATATCTACGTTCGAAGCTAGAGGACAATCATATGAAGCATCTGATGGTAATCATGATGATCTAATGATGAACCTAGTTATGTTTGGTTATTTTGCATCAAGTCAATATTTTGGTGATATGACAGATATTGATTTAAAACAAATGCTATTTGATCAAAAGATGAAACAGATAGAAGAAGAATTAGTTCCTTTTGGTTATATCGACAATGGCGATGCCCATATTGAAGTCTTAGAAAAAGGTGAAGATAACTGGCAGATAAAAGACTATAATACAGATTATGGTTTAAATAATGAAAATTGGTAATGTTATAAATAATAGGATATTTGAACAACCGTATTATGAAAACCATATAATTAAAAAAAGGAAGAAGAAATGGCATTAGGTACACCGTCAGAAAGTCCTGCGGTTGTCGTCAAAGAAATTGATCTGACGGGCGGAGTTCCAAACGTCCAATCAACAACAGGCGCAATTGTAGGTAATTTTCGTTGGGGTCCGGTCGCACAAAGAGTATTGGTAGACAATGAGGCAACTCTTGTAGATACTTTTGCAACACCTGACTCTGCTTCGACAATTGATTTCCATTCTGCACAATATTTCTTGAGATATTCAAGCAATTTGCAAGTCGTTCGCGAAGCAACTTCAGCCGCAAAAAATGCTCGTTCAACAACTGGTCAACTCGGAACTGATAGTAATGGATCACTACCGCAAGAGTTTATTAAGAACGAAGCAGATTTCTTGGCTCAAAAATCAGCACTAGATTCAGATTCGCATACATTTATTGCGAAATATCCCGGAGCTTTAGGTAATTCATTGAAGGTATCAATTTGTCCTTCAAATGATTCCGCATTTAATAGTTGGACATATGCATCAAGCTTTGATAAAGCCCCTGATACATCAACATATGCTTCTCAGAGAAATGCAGCCGATGATGAAATTCACATCGTAGTTGTAGACCAGGAAGGTAAATTTACTGGTACAAGAGGAACAGTCCTAGAAACATTCCCATTTGTATCTGTTGGTTCAGATGCAAAGAATTTTGATGGAACAAATAACTATGCACTGGATGTGATTAATGATCGTTCAGATTATGTATGGTTAGCTGGTTGGGATGCTGCATATGCAACTGCCGGTGCCGGCACAACTATTGATAGCGGTGATGATTTCTCATTGGCAACTCCGTCAACAATCGTTGAGCATGACTTGGAAAAGGGTGCAAATTCAGGCGCTTTGACAACAAGTGAAGTTTTGACTGGTTACGATCTTTTCGAAGATAAAGACCAAGTTGAAATTGATTTCTTGATTGCACCAAGTATGGTTAACAGTACAGATCAGGCAACAGTTGTTAATGATCTGGTTTCAACAGCCCAATCACTTCGTAAGGATTGTATTGTTAATGCTTCTCCTGCAAGAGATGATGTAATTAATCTTACAAATGCAGCAACTATCACAACAAATATTGTGGCAACTGCAAATGCATTTACTAACTCATCATACCTTGTAGCTGATAATAACTTCTTGAAAGTTTATGACAAGTATAATGATCAATACATCTTTATTCCGGCAGCATCATCTACTGCTGGTATTTGTGCAGCAACTGACCTAGAACGCGCACCATGGTTCTCACCAGCTGGTACACGTCGCGGTCAATATTTGGGTATTACAAGCTTGGCTTGGACACCAAATAAAGCACAAAGAGATTCACTTTATAAAGTTGATGTCAACCCTGTTGCTAATATTCCAGGGCAAGGTACACTTCTTTACGGCGATAAGACAATGCTAGGTAGACCATCTGCATTTGATCGTATCAATGTCCGTAGATTGTTCCTCGTACTAGAAAGAGCAATTGGTAGAGCAGCAAGACAAGTGTTGTTCGAATTCAATGATGAGTTTACTCGGGCCGAATTCGTTAATATTGTCGAACCTGTTCTTAGAGAAGTCCAAGGCAGACGTGGTATTACAGACTTTAGAGTTGTCTGTGACGAAACAAACAATACTGCGGCCGTTGTGGACCGTAATGAGTTCATTGCAAATGTCTTCATCAAACCTGCACGTTCTATTAACTACGTCACATTGAATTTTGTGGCAGTTAGAACAGGTGTGGAATTTGAAGAAGTTGTTGGCACGGTTTAAGGAGGTAACATAAAATGGCTGTACTCGGCGTAGATGACTTTAAGTCAAAGCTAAGAGGCGGTGGGGCTCGTCCTAACCTCTTTAAGGTAACTATTAACTATCCTGGTTTCGCAAATGGTGATGCAGAATTGACATCATTCTTGGTAGAAGCTGCATCATTGCCAGGGTCAACATTTGGTATTATTCCGGTCTATTTTAGAGGAAGAATTCTAAAAATGGCTGGTGATAGAACATTCGCTGAATGGAACACAACTATCATCAATGATACTGACTTTAATATCCGTAATGCTATTGAGCGTTGGATGAATGGTATTAATGCACATTCTGCAAATACTGGTCTGACAACACCAATTGCATATGAAGCAGATCTTAAAGTTGATCAGCTTGATCGTAATGGAGATGTTTTGAAGACATACACCTTCCGTGGTGCATATCCTCAGGATCTATCAGAAGTTGCTCTATCATATGCTGATAATGACAATATTGAAAGATTTACTTGTGTCTGGGCATACCAGTACTTTGAATCTGATACTACTAGCTAACATAAATAACTGGGACCGGCTTCGGTCGGTCCCATTCTCTAGCTTAGGAATTTAATAATGGCAGAAGACGGCATTAAACTATTTGGTTTTGAAATTAAAAAAGCCAAGAAAAAGGAAGAAGATAAAGCTCCTTCCATTGTTCCGCCACGAGACGATGAAGGTGGCAGTTATGCCACAGCATCTGGGTCACATTATGGCCAGTATCTCAATCTTGGTGATGACGATTCGAAAGATAATTATCAACTTATTATGAAGTATCGCGGTAACGCAATGCATCCTGAAGTTGATATGGCTATCGAAGATATTGTAAATGAATCTATTACCGGTTCTGAATTAAAACAAACTCTAGATCTTAATCTAGAAGACGTAAAAGCTCCGGATAGAATTAAAAAAGTAATTAAAGAAGAATTTGACGAAATTTATGGTATGCTCAATTTTAAGGAATTGGGTCATGATATCTTTAGACGTTGGTATATTGATGGTCGTATGTATCATCATCTAGTTATCAATGAAACAAATCCTAAAGAAGGCATTGTTGAAATTAGACCTATTGATGCTGCTAAAATGCGCAAGGTCAAAAAGATTAAAAAGAAAAAAGATCCAGCAACTGGTGCTGATATCATTGAAAAGACTGAAGAGTTTTTTGTGTTTCAAGAGAAACCAGGTTCTTCTACCAATGGTGTTAAAATGACTGCCGATTCTGTGAGTTATGTTACTTCAGGATTGCTTTCAGAAGATCGTAGAAAGATTATTTCATATCTACATAAGGCACTAAAACCAATTAATCAGTTGCGTATGATGGAAGATTCTCTGGTCATTTATAGATTGGCTAGAGCACCAGAAAGACGTATTTTCTATATCGATGTTGGTAACTTACCTAGAGGTAAATCCGAACAATATATGAAAGATATTATGGCCAAGTATCGTAACAAGCTTGTCTATGATGCTAAGACTGGTGAGATTAGAGATGATCGTAAGCATATGTCTATGCTTGAGGACTTCTGGTTACCTCGCCGTGAAGGTGGTAGAGGAACAGAGATCTCTACACTACCTGGTGGTGAGAATCTAGGTCAGATTGATGATGTTCTTTTCTTCCAAAAGAAAGTTTATAAATCATTAAATGTGCCAATTAATAGATTGGAACAAGAATCACAGTTTAGCCTAGGTAGATCTACAGAGGTAAATAGAGATGAGTTAAAGTTCCAAAAGTTTATTGACAGACTTCGTATGAGATTTTCGCATCTCTTCTATGGTATTCTTAAGAAACAATTGATTCTTAAAGGTATCTGCACAGAGGAAGATTGGGAAGATTGGAAGAATGATATTACAGTAGATTTTGTAAAGGATAATCACTTTACAGAACTTCGTGATGCAGAGGTAATGAGAGAAAGAATCCAAACTCTTGACATGTTGCAGAACTATGTTGGTGAGTATTTTTCAAAAGAATGGATTCAAAAGAATATTCTTATGCTTTCTGAAGAAGATGTTGAAAAAATGAAAAAGGAAATTTCTGGTGAAGAAGCCGAAGCACCTAATGAAGAACCAGAACAACAGGCACAACCTGCCGGACAAAAATTTGAATTAAAACCTGTACAAGGAGATGACAGTGAGTGAAGTAGATACTATTGATAATGAGGTAGATAACGATTTGCCTCCACCACATATCCAAGATATGATTCAACATGCAATGGATAATGAATATACAAAAGCAAATAATGTTTTTAATGATTTAATGACTGTAAAGTTAAATGACATTTTAGATCAAGAACAAGTTCGATTGGCCGACACAATCTATAATGGAGCCGAAGATGAGGATATTGAAGACGAGGATGACCAACTCGAGCTTGACCTTGAAACAGAGGATGAGTCTGAATCGGAAGATGAGGATGATGAGGAAGAAGACGAAGTCTAAGATAGCTACTAGAACGTAATCTTTTTTTAAAATAAAAAATTAATTTCTTATAAATAATAGTTGTAAAATGAAACAGTTTACTCAAATACGCGAACTAACCGGTAGAATGCCCAAAGGCAAACATGTCTTTGATAAAAAGATTAAAGGCATTCAAATTATGATCCATAAGGATCTAGGTAAGTTTGTAGCTTATGTTGACGGCGATAGGTTGGATGCCTATAACAGTCAAAAAGAAGCAGAGAAAGCTGCAACTGAATTTGTAAAGGTATTAAAGAAATGAAGCTGATTGCCGAATACGTTGATGATCAATTGGAAGTTGTTACTGAAGCAACTAAAGATGGCGGTAAAAAATACGCTATTGAAGGCGTGTTCATGTCAGCCGAACAAAAGAATAGAAATGGTCGGGTATATCCAAGAGCCGTTATGGAATCTGCCGTTGGCAAATATGTTGGCGAACAGGTATCAAAGGGACGTGCTGTAGGTGAATTGAATCACCCTGAAGGACCGACTGTTAATCTAGATAAAGTTTCCCACAAGATCGAATCCCTTAATTGGGAAGGTAATGATGTTGTGGGCAAGGCGACTATTTTGGAAACTCCTATGGGACAAATTGTAAAAGGTTTGCTTGATGGTGGTGTCAAACTAGGCGTCTCAACTCGTGGTATGGGAAGCCTTGAAAATCGTGGTGGCGCCATGGTTGTTAAACCAGACTTTCTACTCAATGCAGTAGATATTGTTCAAGATCCATCTGCTCCTAGCGCATTCGTTAATGGAGTTATGGAAGGTGTTGAATGGGTATGGAACAACGGCATCATTGAAGCTCAGGCTATTGAAAAAATTGAGACTGAAATTAAGAAAGCTCCTCGAGCCGATCTCTATGAGACACAAGTTCGTGAGTTTAAGAATTTCCTCTCGTTGCTCAAATCTAAATAAAGGAGTCAATTATGACTGAAGATCAAATCACTGATCAAGAGATTGACATCCATGATGACAACGATGTCGTGGAAGAAGCTCACGATCCTAAAAATGCCGAGGCACAATCTATAGCGTCTGTTGATAAAGCAGGCGATGCAGGTAAAAAAGCCGGAGCACGAAAAGGCGATAATACTAAGCAAGATCCAATGCCTAAGACAAAAGCTGGTCTTTTGTCAGCCATGGTTGGTAAAATGCAAGGTATGAATAAGGAATCATTGATGGCTATGTATAAAGCAGAGTCATTCGTAGATGCCGACGGTGAAGCAATTGCCGAAACAACTGCCGAACTAGACCTTGATTATAAAGCAGATTTTTCAGAAGACCTGAACGCATTGGTTAATGAAGAAGCTACTTTGTCTGAAGAGTTTAAAGTAAAGGCAGAGGTTATCTTTGAAGCAGCTATTAAATCTAAGCTTGCCGAAGAGATTGACCGTCTCGAAGAGAAATACAATGAGGAACTAGCTGAGGAAGTAGAATCTACTAAATCAGAACTCGTTGAAAAAGTCGATAGCTATCTTAACTACGTTGTTGAGAATTGGATGGAAGAAAATAAACTTGCTGTCCAGTCTGGCCTTAGAACTGAAATCGCAGAGAAGTTCATGAACAGCTTGAAAGATCTGTTTACTGAGTCTTATATTGAGGTTCCAGAATCAAAGGTTGACCTAGTTGACGAATTGGCAGAAAACGTTGAAGAGTTGGAAACTGCTCTTAATGAAACAACTGCCAAAAACATCTCAATGCAGGAAGAGTTGGAAGTATTGAAGCGCGATGCAATCATCCGTGAACATTCATCTGACCTTGCTGAAACACAAGTTGAGAAGCTTAAAGGTTTGGTTGAGGACATTGATTTTGATGACGCCGAAAGTTTTGCTGCTAAAGTACAAACTGTCAAAGAATCATACTTTACCAAAAAAGTATCTGAGTCTGCTGATATTGTAGAAGACGACAACGGTGATGATATCGTTGAAGCTTCGCCAATGATGGCTCAATACCTCTCTGCAATCCAAAAAACAAACAAATAATTTGGGAGTCCAAAACAATGATGGGAACATCTTACGATAAGTTGATCGAAAAGTGGGCACCTGTTCTGAATGAAGAATCAGCAGGCAAAATCACCGATCATCACAGAAAAGCAGTAACAGCTGCTATTCTCGAAAACCAAGAGCATGCATTTAGAGAAGAAGCTGGTCAAGCCCATGCTCTTAATGAAGCAGCTCCAACTAACGCAACCGGTCAGGTAGCAAATTGGAACCCAGTTCTTATTGCTCTCGTCCGTCGTGCAATGCCTAACCTTATGGCATATGACATGTGTGGTGTTCAGCCAATGTCAGGTCCAACCGGTTTGATCTTCGCAATGAAATCAAACTATCAGACAACTCGTGCCGGTGCAACTGCTGGTGATGAGGCACTGTTTAATGAAGCCATTACTGGTTTCTCTGGTGACTCAACTGGTACACAGACTCAGGATGCCTCAGGTCTTTCTGGTTTGACCGACTCTAACTCAGACTCAAGCATTGACAACGATCGTACCGGTCCAGATTTTGGTTCAGGTATGGCCTTGGGTGATGCCGAAGGTTTGGGTTCAACTGGTGCCGGTCCTTCTTCTGCCTTTGCAGAAATGGGTTTCACCATTGAAAAAGCTACTGTAACTGCTAAGTCACGTGCACTGAAAGCAGAATACAGCTTGGAACTTGCTCAGGATCTTAAAGCCATTCATGGTTTGGATGCTGAAACAGAACTTGCTAATATTCTGTCAACAGAAATCATGGCTGAAATTAACCGTGAAGTAATCCGTACAGTTAATGCACAAGCAAAAACTGGTGCTTCTACTACTAATACTGCTATTAATGGTATCTTTGACTTGTCAACAGATGCAGATGGCCGTTGGTCAGTTGAGAAGTTCAAAGGCCTGATCGTACAGATTGAGCGTGAAGCAAACATTATTGCTAAAGAAACACGCCGTGGTAAAGGTAACTTTATCATCTGTTCATCAGATGTTGCTTCTGTTCTTTCTGCTTCAGGTATGCTTGATTACTCACCTGCAATGAACACTTCATTGAGTGTCGACGATACAGGTAACACCTTTGCTGGTGTACTGAATGGCCGTACTCGTGTGTACATTGATCCATATGCATCAGTAGACTATGTGACTGTAGGTTATAAGGGAACTAACCCATATGACGCAGGTCTCTTCTACTGCCCATACGTTCCACTCACAATGGTACGTGCAGTTGGTGAGGATACATTCCAGCCTAAGATTGGCTTTAAGACTCGCTACGGCATGGTCTCAAATCCATTCGTGGATACTTCAAATGTATCTGGTCGCGACGGTTTGGCAACAAACAAAACCAACCAGTACTATCGTATTTTCAGAATCGACAATATCCTAGCATAAGGATAAATCGGAAAATAAGACTAAGGGCGGCTTCGGCCGCCCTTTTTTTAACAACTAATTTGTATAAATAGTATCATGGCTCAATTAACAGAAAATTTTAATTACCTACAACCTACCAGTTTTAAGCTGGTAATTGATAGACGTAATTATCCTAATTTAGAATTCTTTTGTCAGACAATTACACATCCCGGAATGATTCTAAATCCAGTTGAGTTAGGTATTCCTAGACTTGCTGGGTTACCTATGCCTGGTGAATCTCTTACATTTAATGAACTTTCAACAAATGTTATCTTAGATGAGAATTTAGAAGGTTATTCTGAGATGTATAACTGGATTCTTAGATTGGTAAATACTAATATGGGTACTAGTACCAGAGGTAGTATTGCTACTAATACGGATACTCCAACATATGCAGATATAACACTATCAATTCTTTCCAGTCATAATAATCAGACAAAACAAATAAGATATTTGGATTGTATTCCTACATCATTAGGTGATATCCAATTTGAATCTACTGCTGATGGGCAGACTTTTATTACTTTCGCGGCATCATTTAGATTTAATTACTTTAAGTTGGTATAAATGGCAGAGTCAAAAGCAAGATTAATTAGTAAAGCATTTACATCTACTGGTGATATTAAATCCGAAAGTTTGGATAATGTTCCTGTAGGATTGGATTCAGCAGCCATTGGATATGAAGTAGATGTTTTTAGAATAAATCATCAAAACCTTTCGGTATCTCATACAATTGATTCTGCAGATAATGCACTTACTGCAGGTCCACTTACAATCGATAGTGCAGTTGTATTAACAATTAACGGTAATCTGGTGATAGCATGAGTGAACTAAGAACAGACACAATCACTGCTAGCAATGGCACAAGTCCTGTCACGCTGACTAAGCAGAGTGCAACGAAGGCGTGGGCAAACTTCGATGGCACTGGAACAGTTGCAATTAGAGCAACATTTAACCAGACATCTTTAACAGATATCACGACCGGCCGATACGACCTGTCCTTTGTTTCAAACATGAGCAATGCAGATTATAGCGTTGCGACTGGAGGTGCTTATTCAGCAACAGTGGCAGGTTCTGCGGGATACGGTGCTGCTGCGGTGAATCAACTGACGACATCTCAGTATCAGATACAAACTGGTCCGTATGGCTCAAGTCCACAACCAGCAGATATTGCAGTTGTGATGCCTTGCGTTTCGGGGGATTTAGCATGAGTGAGATAAAAGTAGATAACCTCACCGGCAAGACCTCCGCTGGTAACATCACAGTGACCTCTGAAGGTGGTGCGGCAACTATGCAGTTGCAGCAGGGTTTGTGTAAAGGGTGGGCATTAACAGATTTCGCTACCGCACAAAATGACGATAGCTTAAATGTTTCTGCTTATACAGATTATGCGGCTGGTTATGGACAATTAAGTTGGAACAATTATTTTAGCAATGCAAATTATGCTGTTGCACAGGCTTGTTCAGGTTCAGGCACTAATCCTAATGCAATTCCGGGGTCGCAAGCTAATTCATCAAAAGGGACAGCAACAATACGAATTGTTGCAATGGATAGTTCTACTGCTACACCTTCAGGCAATAACATTGATTACGCAGAGTTTGGAACGGTAGCAATGGGAGACCTAAGCTGATGGCTGGAAAAATTATAGCAGACACTTTAGAACACAGCACCGCAGGTTCTCTGGATACGTCTTATGTGGTGAACGGTAGTGCGAAGGCGTGGGTTTCAATAAATAGCACATCACCAGCAATAAGAGGAAGTTTGAATGCGTCTTCTTTAACTGATGAGGGAAGTGCCGTAGGTGTAATGAAAGTAACCACAACCAACGCATTTAACAGTAGCGACAATATGTCTATTAGTTCCTCTGCTAGCAACGGCACTACCGGAACTAGTTATTATAAAAGTTCTGGTTGGGTAAACAATACTAGTAATTATTGGATAAGAGCAATTTGGGGTACAACAGGGTATGACGTTCAATATGTTCACGGACAAGTGCAAGGAGACCTTGCCTGATGCAGACACCATCATTCAAAGGTACTAAGCTATTCGACAGACTATGCTGGGCAAAAGAAAACCTTGAACCACATCAGTCAGACTATCGTGTGGTCTATGAGGACAGCGTTGACGAGTGTGCCAAGATACTTGTGCCTGACCCTAACTGGATGGCGTGTGCGCTGCAAGGTGGTATTCTGCCACCAGTGTGGGTGTATCACGAACTGGCAAAAGACGAAGCACAACCTGACTTCAAGAAGCATACTCGTGGTTATTTGCTACATAATACTGAGCCTGTTGAGGCAATGACTGAAGAAGAAGCAATTGAATACTTAATTATGAAAGACTGCCCACAGCATGTGTGGCAGAACTGGAATACAGGCAATAAACCTAAGATGGTTATCTGCAAGAAAGAGCAGTTACCGCAAACTAGAACGTGGCGCAATGCGTGGCGTATATCTGATGAACTAGCCGCATAGGAGAATTCAATGGCTGTAACAACATATATCGTGGATAAGGACGGTAATCAGATTGATGCTTCAACTGCTACCGTTCCTGCCAACCGTGACTTCCGCGGTGCGTGGAGCCTGTCAGGCAGCGTAATCTCTGAGGACATGACCAAAGCAAAAGAAATCTTCCGGGATAAAATCCGTGAAGTACGCAAGCCTCTGCTTGAAGCAAAAGACGTTGAGCTGATGAAGGCGCTTGAGACAGGCGCAAGCACAACTGACATTGCAACGGCAAAGGATGCCCTTCGTGACGCGCCCGCAGCTGCGGCTATTGAATCAGCTACCACAATTGCTGAGTTAAAAGCAGCTTGGGATACATCTGTATTGGGTGATTCTCCATACGCATAAATATATTATAATAAATGGAGTAATTTAATGCCAAGCATAATAAGAGACATAGCAGATATTCTGGGTATAACCGAAGCCGCTAATCCAACAAAGGCAGTTCTTACATCTGCTGCTGATGGAAGTGGATTAGTTGTATATGCTACGCCAAATTTGTTACCAACATCAGGATTTACAGCAGGTGACCAAGCATTTGTAACTAGTAATAAAAAACTTTATATCAGTACCGCTACTGGTTGGTATGCAGTTGCTACAGCAAATCTAGATCCAGTGATCACAGATAATGGACTAGATACTGAACTTGTAACAGGTGGTAGTAATGTAGATGTCGTATTATCTGCGACTGATCCGGAAGGATTACCATTAACTTGGACATATGAAGTTACTTCTGGTTCTATAGGTGGTACCACTGTATCACAAGTTGATAATGTATTCACATTCACACCTTCTAGCAATGTAGCAGATGAAGGTACATTTAATGTTACATTTACTGCAGATGATGGTATTAATACTAGCAATGTAGTAAAAACATTTAATTTATCAAACGATCCACCTGTGATTGGATCATATACTTCTAGTTATGATTTTGCAACTGATGGAACTCCAATTATTTTAACATTAACTGCAACAGATCCAGAAGGTCAAGATATCACTTGGTCTTACAATGTCACATCTGGAAGTCTAGGTAGTACCGCAACTGTTTCACAGGCAGATAATGTCTTTACAATAACACCTTCAACTAATAGTAGCAATGGTGGTGAATTTACATTGACATTCATTGCCAGTGATGGAACTAATAGTGATACCGCTGCAATTGCATTTAGCCTATCTTTTGGTCCCACTGAAACCAAAATACAATCATCTGATATACAAGCAAGCGATGAATTTGGTTATTCCGTTGCTATATCTAATGATGGTAATTATGCTATCGTTGGTGCATGGAAAGAAGCCGCTATGGGCACAGATGCCGGTGCAGCATACATCTTTGTAAGATCAGGATCCACCTGGACACAACAACAAAAACTAGTTGGTGCCGATGGCGCTAGCGGATTGTTTGGTATTTCGGTTGCAATAGACCTTAATGGTGATACTGTTATTGTTGGCTGTCCGGGCGCTGATTCGTCCCGAGGTGCAGCTTATGTATTTACAAGATCAGGATCCACCTGGACACAACAACAAAGACTAACTCATTTCATTTCTGGTTACAATGTTAATGCACAAGCAAATGATCAATTTGGTTGGTCAGTATCAATAAGTCACTCTGGTACGCGGGCTGTTATCGGAGCACGTTATCAAGATGTTTCTTTTGCTAATGATGGTTCAGCATTTATCTTTTACCTATCCAGTGGTACTTGGTCTCCTGAGTGGAGATTAAGCAATACTGACCGACAAGCGCAGGATGAATTTGGATATTCAGTAGCAATAGATGGCAATGGCAGTTACGCTATTGTTGGTGCAATTCGTGAAGATACTAATGGCGATGCTGCCGGTGCAGTATATATCTTTGCAAGATCTGGAACATCTTGGTCACAACAAGCAAAAATACAATCATCTGATATACAAATAGGTGATAAATTTGGCTCTGCAGTTTCAATCAATCAAGATGGTACTTATGCTATTATTGGCACGGGGGAAGAAGATGGCGGCGCAGGTGACCCAATATCTAATGCTGGTGCTGCTTATGTCTTTACAAGGTCTGGTTCTACTTGGACACAACAACAAAAACTAGTATCATCTGATTTACAAGCAGGTGACCGGTTTGGTCAGTATGGAGTTTCAATTAGTTCTACTGCTAGTCATGTCATAATTGGTGCACAATATGAGGATACCGGTGGAAGTAATGCAGGTGCAGCATACATCTTTACAAGATCAGGTTCTACTTGGACCCAACAACAAAAGATACAATCATCCGATATACAAGCAGGTGATTATTTTGGTTTGTCAGCATCAATAAATTCTAATGGTACTTATTATATTATTGGTGGGCCTCGTGAAGATACGGGTGGGACTAGTGCAGGTGCAGCATACATCTATGACGCAAGTTAATAAGATTATCTTAACAGTTTACTTTTGCCCATCTTTATGATATAATATATAATAATGAATGGAGTATATTATGATTGACTTGAAAAGTATCCACGAAATGTGGGCAAAAGATTGTGCTATTGATACCAATGAACTTGATAAATCTTCTCGAGAACAACCAATCCTACATGCAAAATACCTAGAGCTTTTATCAACATATAAGCTTCAATTAAAGCGCGCAGAGTTTGCACAGAAATCCCTCTTAAAAGATAAATGGCTCTGGTATAATGGTAAGATGGATCATGCCGAAATAATTGAAAAAGGTTGGAATCCAGATCCCTTTAATGGACTGAAAGTTCTGAAAGGTGAAATGGAGTACTATTACGATAGCGACCCAGAAATTCAGAGATCCGAGGAAAAAATAGAATATTATAAGAATGTTATAGATACACTAGAGAATATTATCAATAATATCAATTGGCGACACCAAACCATTTCGAATATTATAAAATGGAAGCAGTTTGAGGCTGGTTTTTAAAAATGCCGATTGTTGCGTAAAGTTAAGGTAACCATAAACTAAAAATGGAAACAATCAAAGTAACGAAGATTAATCATGCTAATCTTCATATACAATGTGAGAGTGGTACTGCCCAGGAATTAAATGAATTCTTTTCATTTTATGTACCCGGATATAAATTTATGCCGGCTTTTCGCAATAGGATGTGGGATGGAAAGATTCGATTGTTCACAGTTATGTCAGGCGAATTGCCAGCCGGACTTTATGAACACCTCTTACAATTTGCCGAACAAAGAGAATACGAAGTAGAGACCATCCAATCTGCATATGGTAAACCAGACGATTATAATAAATTTGACATAAAAGAACTTTATGATTATATCTTAACCCTAGGCATGCCATATGAGATTAGAGACTATCAGTTTGATGCAGTATCAACTGGTATCCATAGAAAACGTGGCATTCTCTTATCACCAACCGGCTCTGGTAAATCTCTTATCATTTATGCTCTGATGAGATGGTATTTGGAAAACTATGATAAGATGGTACTTGTGATTGTACCTACGACATCATTGGTTGAGCAGATGTACGGCGATTTTAAAGACTACGGTTATGATGTCGATAATGAAGTCCATAGAATCTATTCTGGTAAAGATAAGACAACAATGAAACGAGTTGTTGTATCGACTTGGCAATCCATCTATAAGCTACCAAGAGCATGGTTTTCACATTTTGGTATGGTTATTGGTGATGAGTGCCATGGCTTTAAGTCAAAATCACTAATGTCGATTATGAATAAAGCATCAGAAGCAGAGTATCGTTTTGGTACAACCGGTACACTCGATGGAGCTCAAACTCATGAACTAGTACTTCAAGGTTTGTTTGGTAAAATATATCGTGTCACCACAACAAAATCCTTACAAGATAATAATACTCTAGCTCAATTAAAAATTAAACGAATTGTTCTTACATATGCAGACAGTGTGCGAAAAGAATTTGGTAAAAGAACCTATCAGGATGAAATTGACTTTATTGTAACAAATGAATACCGAAATAAGTTTATAAGAAATCTCGCGCTAGATCTAAACGGTAATACTTTGATCCTATATAACTATGTAGAAAAACATGGTAAACCTTTATTTAATCTAATCGAGGATGGTGCACATGAAGATCGCAAAGTATTTTTTGTATCTGGTGAGGTCGATACCTCCGACAGAGAAGCAATACGAGGAATTGTGGAAAAAAGCAAAAACGCAATCATTGTGGCTTCATTAGGTACGTTCTCAACAGGGATAAATATTAGGAACTTGCATAATATTATCTTTGCTTCGCCTAGTAAATCACAGATTAGAGTGTTACAGAGTATTGGTAGAGGCTTAAGAAAATCAGATAACAATGAAGCAACAACGTTGTATGATATATCAGATGATATAAGTTGGTTACAGAGAAAAAATTATTCATTATTGCATTCCTTTGAAAGGCTTAAAATGTACCAAAAAGAACAATTCGAATATAAAACCATTAAGCTAGAGATTAAATCATGAATGGCTCTTTTAGACAATTTAAATTAACTAATGGTGATGAAATGGTCTGTGAACTAATTGATGCAGATGAAGAAATTGCTGATATTATTGTTCGTCGTGCAATGAAAATTGTAACAACAGACGATCTGGAAGATAATGTAAGATATTACACATTAAAGCCTTGGATTTCATTCCAGGATGATTCGACTGATTTGGTATCATTAAATTCTGTACACATTATTAGTGAGTCAACACCATCGGCTACTATGATGGAACATTATGCAAAGGCATTGGCTGATGTTGATAAGTATAATGCAATTAAAGCGGCCGGGGTTTCTATTAATGATATCCATGATAAGATGTTAGAATTATCTGAGGAAGAAATGGAAAAATTTCTATCCCAAAAGTATGAAGAAATCAACGGGCCAGAACTAACCCAACAACAAGATTCTTCTGATGTCGGTAATATTATCAGATTTAACCCAAAAGGCACAGTTCATTAAATCTACTATTCCACCCTCCGGAAAACCATAGGTTTATTATAACACGTCTGGCTACTTTGTAAACCCCTAAAATAAATTAAATTTAGTTTTTAATTCAATATTTTTATGTTTACAAGAACAACAATTTATTATATAATAGTACATAATTAAAGGAGGCGACATGGCACGTTCAAAAAGAGCTAGCATACATTACGTTAATAACGCCGAGTTCTCTCAAGCTGTAGTAGAATATGTTACAGTAGTCCAAGAGGCCAAAAAACAAGATCAAAAACTTCCAGTCGTACCTGACTATATTGCTCAGTGTTTCTTACGAATCGCTGAAGGTTTGTCTCACAAATCTAATTTTATTCGCTATACATATCGCGAAGAGATGGTTATGGATGCAGTTGAAAATTGTCTAAAGGCTATTGAAAACTATAACATTGAAGCAGCAACAAGAACAGGTAAACCAAATGCTTTTGCTTATTTCACTCAAATTACTTGGTACGCATTTTTACGGCGTATTGCAAAAGAGAAAAAGCAACAAGATATTAAACTTAAATACTTAACAAAATCTGGCATCGAAAACTTTATGGTCAATGAACACGGTGATGATATGACCAACCAAGTTGCAGGTGCATTTATTGACACACTGCGCGGTCGTATTGAAAAAGTAAGACACGTTGATGCAGAAGTAAAAGAACTAGTACAAGAAGAAAAGAAAAAGCGTAAAAGAATCTCTAAAGGTGATTCAGATTTATCGGACTTTTTATCATGAAAATTGCAGTATTAAATGACACACATTGTGGTATTCGTAACTCTTCCGAAATCTTTCTCAACAATGCAGCAAAGTTTTATTCAGAAGTCTTTTTTCCTTACTGTCAAGAGAATGGGGTTGAACAAATCCTACACCTCGGGGATTATTATGACCACCGTAAATTTGTAAACTTTAAAGCACTTAATCATAATCGTAAACATTTTCTAGATCCCATGCGTAAGTATGGTATGAAAATGGATATTATTCCTGGTAACCATGATACGTATTACAAAAATACAAATGATCTAAATTCTCTTAAGGAATGTCTAGGTCATTATATGAACGAAATTCATATTGTTATGGAGCCAACTGTAATGGAATATGGTTCTCTAAAAATGGCACTCCTCCCTTGGATTAATCCAGAGAACTATGATTCATCAATGAAGTTCATTCAAGATTGTAAAGCCGATTGGTTAGGCGCACATCTTGAATTGAACGGATTTGAAATGATGCGAGGTATTAAGAATACACATGGTATGTCTGCCGAACTATTTAAAAAGTTTGAAATGGTTCTTACAGGTCACTTCCATTGTGCCTCAAAACAAGATAATATTTGGTATCTAGGCTCTCAGATGGAATTTTTCTGGTCTGATTGTGATGATCCAAAGTATTTTCATGTAATTGATACAGAGACACGTGAGGTAGAAAAAATCAGAAATCCTCACACTTTGTTCAAAAAAGTTGTTTACAATGACGACAAAATGGATTATAATAACTATAATATTGATGATTTCGATGGCAAATTGGTAAAAGTTGTTGTCATCAACAAATCGGATATATTTGGTTTTGATAGATTTATTGATAGGATCCAGAGTAAAAAGATTGTGGATCTTAAAATTGCAGAGAACTTTCAGGAATTTGCTGGTGAAAACATTGAAGATGAAAAGATTAACTTTGATGACACCCAGGAAATTGTTGATTCATACATCGATGCAGTTGACACTGATCTAGATAAAGATAAAATTAAAATCCAAGTACGTGAACTTATGACAGAAGCACAGGCTCTAGAATTTGCATGATTATATTCGGAAAATTGAGATACAAAAACTTCCTTTCATCAGGAAATACATTTACCGAAATACAATTAGATAGATCTAAATCTACTTTAGTTGTCGGACAAAATGGTGCTGGTAAATCCACAATGTTGGATGCCATATCGTTTGGTCTTTTTGGTAAGGCCCACAGAAACATTAATAAAACTCAACTGGTCAACTCAATTAATAATAAAGGTTGTCTGGTTGAGGTTGAATTTGCTATCGGTGGTAATCAATTTAAAGTCTGCCGCGGCATTAAACCTGGCATCTTTGAAATTTGGAAAAATGGTACGATGATTAACCAATCATCTCATGCCAAAGAATATCAAAAGATTCTGGAACAAAATATTCTAAAATTAAATCATAAATCTTTTCATCAAGTAGTTGTGTTGGGTAGTTCTTCATTCGTCCCATTTATGCAATTACCTAGTGGTCACAGACGCGAAGTGATCGAAGATTTACTTGATATCAATGTGTTCTCTAAGATGAATATTCTCTTACGTGAAAGAAATACTCAACTTAAAGATAAGATTACAGGTATTAATTATGATATTGATATTGTAAAAACAAAAATTGATGCTCAGAGAAAATACATTAGAGATATTAATGATTTGATTGGTCAGAATATCTCTAAGAAAAAAGATGATATTGCTAAATTTCAATTAGAAATCTCTGATCTTCAGAGTGCAAATGCAAAATACTCTTCATTTAATGAGACAAAACAAAAACCAATTGAAGATGAATTGGCTAGTCTCAATGATAAGAAACAAGCACTTCTGCAATATACTGCACAATTTAAGCAGCAAATGGCTACGGTGGCAAAAGATGCAAAATTTTATGAAACCAATGAGGAATGCCCAACATGTTCCCAGGATATTAGTCCTGAACTTAGAGAAGAAAAACTCACGTTTGCCAAAGGTAAAGCAAAAGAACTTAAATCGGCAATGGATAGGGCGATTATCGAGTCAACTTCTATTGAAGAGAGTATTGGCCGGGCAAATGATGCTTTCTCAATCATCCGGGAAAACCAATCTCACATTCATTCTAACAATCAAGCGATCAGTCGGTTACAGACACATATTCAGTCTCTTGAAAGCGATTTGACTGGACCTGAATCAACTGACTTGGAAAAAGCAAAGGATGATCTTTCTGAATTTGAGGATAATAAATCAAATTCATTGGAACAGAAAATGAAATATTCTGAGGAATATAGTTATAATGCAGTTATTGTTGAGATGCTAAAAGATACTGGTATTAAAACAAAAATCATTAAACAATATTTGCCTGTGATGAATAAATTAGTGAATCAGTATCTACAGATCTTGGACTTTTTTGTGCACTTCCATTTGGATGAATCATTCCAAGAAGTAATTAGATCACGGCATAGAGATGAGTTTAGTTATGATTCATTTAGTGAAGGTGAGAAACAAAGGATTGACCTAGCACTACTCTTTACTTGGAGACAAGTTGCAAAGATGAAGAACTCTGTTGCAACAAACCTACTAATCCTTGATGAGACCTTTGACTCATCTCTGGATCACGATGGTGTTGAAAATCTATTAAAGATTCTATATACACTCAATGATGACACAAACGTATTTGTCATTTCGCATAAGGGTGAAATCCTTGATGGTAAATTTAATAATAAAATAGAATTTATTAAGGAAAAAAACTTTAGCCGAATGAAAATGGGTTTACAAGCCAATGAACTTGTGTTATAATATACATAATAAATCTTTTGGAGAAATAATATGGAACTAAGTGAAAACACCCTTGACGTCCTGAAAAACTTTTCTGGTATCAATCAGAACATGATGATTAAACAGGGCAATACAATTAAAACAATTTCAGAGGCTCGTAACGTATTGGCAACTGCCACTGTTGCCGAAGAGTTTCCTCAAAATATAGGCATCTATGATCTTAACGAGTTCATTGGTGTACTTGGTCTAGTCGATGGTCCTAGGCTAAAATTTGCAGATGAATATGTTACTGTTTCAGATTCAACTGGCCGATCAAAAGTTAAGTACTTCTTCTCACCAGAAGAGACATTGACTGCCCCATCTAAAGATATTAACATGCCGGAAACGGAAGTTAAATTTGTTCTTACTACTGAAACACTGAACAAGATCAAAAGAGCCGCATCCACTCTTGGTCATGATGAAGTGTCGATCACTGGTAAGGATGGTGCTATTAACCTATCAGTAGTTGATAGCCAAAACTCAACCTCGAATGCATTTTCGATCGACATTGAGGGTGAGTTCCCCGAGACAAACTTTAAGTTTATCCTTGGTATTTCTAATCTTAAAATCCTTACAGGTGATTATGATGTTGAAATCTCATCCAAGCTTATTAGTTGTTTCAAACATAAAGACGTTAACGTAAAATATTGGATTGCCCTAGAAAAGACATCTACCTTCGGAGGATAAATTATGTCAGAACCAGATAAGTATGATCACCTTTGTACACTTGCCAATCAAGTGTCACGTTCAACAGTAGCAGTCATTGATGCTATGTCACAACGTGGTGCCGTAAAAGGTGAGGAAATGTCAACCCTTGGTAAACTACGCGATGATGCCGTACAAGTTATCCAAGTTGTTGAGAACATCCAACAAGAAAAAGCAATGGAAGAAGAATAAGGTATTTACATGCCTGTAAATATGTGATATAATTAATTTTTGTTATGAAGGACTATAAATGTCTAATGATTTTCTCTGGGTCGAAAAATATCGGCCGCGTACCATTGCTGATGCCATCCTACCAGATGGTCTAAAACAAACTTTCCAAAAGATCATTGATACCGGTGAATTGCCAAATATGCTTTTCACCGGTACTGCTGGCCTAGGTAAAACTACCGTGGCTCGTGCTCTATGTAATGAGCTTGATCTGGACCATATTGTAATTAATGGTTCTGAGGAAGGTAATATTGACACACTACGGACTAAGATTAAACAATTTGCTTCTACTGTTTCACTGCAAGGTGGTTACAAAGTAGTTATTCTCGATGAGGCTGATTATCTAAACCCACAATCATTTCAACCGGCCTTGCGTGGCTTTATCGAAGAGTTTGCAAATAACTGCCGATTTATTCTTACATGTAATTTTAAAAATCGTATCATCGAACCTTTGCATTCTCGGTGTGGTGTATATGAATTTAATACAACTAAAAAAGACATGGCTCAACTTATGTCTAACTTTATGGATCGTGTAACTGCTATCCTTGAGGCAGAAAAAGTTGAATGTGATAAAAAAATCCTTGCACAACTTATCATGAAATTTGCACCAGATTGGCGTAGAGTTTTAAATGAGTTACAAAGATATAGTATCGGTTCAAGTAGCATTGATTCAGGTATTCTAGTAAATATCTCTGATAAAAACTATGATGATCTATTCGTCTATCTAAAATCAAAAGACTTTAAAAAAATGCGCGGTTGGGTTGTCAATAATATTGATACAGATGCTTCTGCTATCTTTAGAGCAATGTATGATCGAATGAGTGATAAGGTTGAACCACAATCAATTCCTCAATTGGTTCTCATTCTTGCAGACTACCAATATAAAAATGCCTTTGTTGCAGATCATGAATTAAATGTTGTTGCATGTCTTACGGAGGTAATGGCCAATGTCCAATTCAATTAGATTAACACTTTATACTCAAACAAATTGTGTATTTTGTGAGATCATGAAATCTAAACTTGATGATTGGGGTTACAAATATGATGTAGTCAATATCCAAATTCGTACTGAAGCAAAAGCTTTTATGAAAATTGCTGGCCATAAAACTGTACCTCAACTCTACTGGAATAAAGTTCATTTGAATAAAGTTGATACAGATGACTTTACCAAGGAAATCCTAGAAGATCAATTGGATCTAGACAACTATGCTGGTGGGGTAGAATACTTTGGCAGATAAGGAAACCACTACATTTATTATCGCAATGATGCTAGGACTTTTAAGTAGCTTTCATTCATTATGGCTTGGATGGGTTGTAGGTCTAGGCGCATATATCTTTTTTCGTTGGGTACAGCGTGGACCAAATAATGGCTGGGATGAGGATCAACTATGAATCCATTTGATTATTTAAATGCAATTAATGATACCAAAAAAGATATCATGGTAGATGACATTGCTGAAAAGGGTTATGCACCATTTATGGTAAATCGTGGCCTTTCTTATTTTAATGATACTGTTCTATTCGCTAATGAGATGAATCGCTACCACCACCTAGATCATAGGCTACAATTTGACTTTTATATAAATATAATTCGAAAGCGTAAACGGTTCTCTAAATGGATGAAACCTGATACTGCTAGTGACGTGGAAGTTGTTAAGGAATATTATGGCTATAGTAATGAAAAAGCCCGCCAAGCCTTGACCCTTCTCACATCTGAACAGATTAATGAATTGAAGAAAAAGGTTTATAAAGGTGGAAGAAAATAATAACATTGTCGAATGGACACCAGGATCAATGCTGGAAATAACATTGAACGAGCCTGATGATTTCCTAAAAGTTAGAGAAACACTTACGCGTATTGGTGTTGCATCTCGTAAAGATAGAAAACTATTTCAGTCGTGCCATATTCTACATAAGCAAGGTAGATATTTTATTGTGCATTTTAAAGAACTCTTTCTATTGGATGGTAAAAAATCCAATTTAGAAGAGAATGATATTGCTCGTAGAAATACAATTGCACAATTGATGAGTGATTGGGGTTTGATTAGTATTGAGGTTGGTGGTAATATCGAACCACTTGCTCCAATGAGACAAATTAAAATTATTCCTTTTAAAGAAAAGAATGATTGGGAACTTTGTCCAAAATATAATATCGGAAATAAATAAAAGTTTTATATATATTATCGGATGCCGAGAGATCGGGTCCACTCAACTGTCCATAAAACGGAGGTTAACATGACAGGAACTTACGCACTGCCTAGACAGGCATTTATTGGGTTCGATCGTATGTTCGATCAACTCGAAAATATCCACAGCCAAGCAAAGGATACTTATCCACCACATAATGTTGTACGAGAAGAAGAATTTAAGTACATCGTGGAACTTGCCGTTGCTGGATTTTCTGAAGATGATATTACCCTAGAAGTGAAGGATCATATCTTAACCGTATCTGCTTCTCGTGAACAGAGACGTGAACAAGATAAGTATCTTCATAAGGGTATTTCAGCGAGGAAGTTCAAAAAGTCATTTCGTCTCTCAGAATATACTGAGGTACGAGGAGCTGAAATGAAGGATGGAATTCTTGCCATTGGATTGGAAGTAGTCCTACCTGAAGAGAAGCGTCCCCAGACAATTAAAATTAATAGTCATAAGGGGAAATCAAATGACACAAATAGCACTAAAAGGTTGTTCTCTCGGTCTTAACCTTTTTAAGGGAGTTTTCGGAATCTTTGATCGTATTGGCACAGCCATTATGATTTCAAGACAAATTGAAGCAAATCGCATCATTGCAGAAAGAATGATTCACGAGTATCCAGGACATACTGTCGAAAGTTTGGCAGCTGAACTCAATCGTCAGACTGTGCAGGGGTGGAAATAATGACTTTTATTTGGAAATTCCTATTTAAAAAGGCAGGTTGCACTGCAGACTCTATTGCAGAAATTGAACGTCAGATTAATGCTGATATCAATAGATATGATAGATACTGCTAATGTGGCCGTACACCGAAGAAGAAAACGATAGACTAAAATAAAACAAAGAGGAGAATAGTGATGAAGGGTACTGAACGTCAATGTCAAAAATGTGGCCACCGGTGCCATTGCTATTCTCCTGATTGCTCTGAATGTCACAATGATGTTTGTACTGTATGTGACTGTGATAAACCTAATTTAAAAGATATACCAGATTCTTTTACAAAGGAGACATAATGAATATCGACCAATTACGCGAAGAATTGAAAATTGATGAAGGAGTAAAGTATGAGATATATTTGGATCATCTGGATTTACCTACTTTTGGCATTGGGCATTTGGTGCTCGATTCAGATCCTGAGTTTGGAGAGCCAATTGGAACTCCTGTCTCAGAAGACCGAGTCAACGAGTGCTTCGATCAAGACGTTGAAGTGGTGCTTGGAGAATGCAGAATCCTCTACCCAGACTTTAACGATTTGCCAGAAGAAGCCAAACTAATCATTGCCAACATGATGTTTAATATGGGTCGCCCTCGCTTATCTAAGTTTAAAGGTATGAAACGTGGAGTAGATGCTCGCGATTGGAATGCTGCAGCAGATGAAATGGTTGACTCTGCATGGTACCGTCAGGTAACAAATCGTGCAGATAGATTAGTTGAAAGAATGAGGGCTTTGGCGTAATTAGTTGTTTACAAACCACCAGGAATAGTGTATAATAGTACATGTTATTGGAGGTTTTATGTCATTTTATACTTCGGTTGCCAGATATGGTAACAGCATGCTCTACCGCGGTTACGATCAAGGCGGTAATAGAGTAACTAAAAAAGAAACATTCTCACCGGTCTTTTTTGTACCATCAAAGACAGATACTGGTTGGCGTGGCCTTGATGGTGCACCCATTGGGCCCGTCAACTTTGAGAATATGCGTGAAGCAAAAGGTTGGTTGGAACAATATACAGATGTTTCCGGCTTTAAGATCTATGGTACTACCAACTATATTCATCAATATTTGCGTGAAAAGTTTCCACGTGATATTGAGTTTGACAGAGATAAAATCAATGTCTCTACTATTGACATCGAAACAGAATACAATGATGGGTTTCCTCATCCAGAAGTAGCAGATCAAAAGATCCTTGCTATTACTCTAAAAAATAATATTGACAATATCTATTGGGTTTGGGCTTATGGCGACTATGATGTAGATGCCGCTCTAATTAAACCAGTACGATATATGAAATGTGATTCCGAGGCAGATCTATTACTTAACTTCCTTGATTTCTATTCACGTGAGGACAAATGTCCGGATGTGATTACTGGTTGGAATGTTAGATTCTTTGATATTCCATACCTTGTAAATCGTACTGCCAAAGTCCTTGGTTTAGATATGATGAAAAAGTTCTCGCCATGGGGACTAGTTGAGCATCGTACAGTCACAAAACGTAACAAACAGGAAATGACCTTTGAATTACGTGGTGTACAGATTCTTGATTATTTGGAATTATTTCAAAAATTTGGCTATACCTATGGCACACAAGAGTCATACAGACTTAATCATATTGCATATGTAGTCCTTGGCGAAAGAAAATTATCATTTGAGGAATCTGGTTCACTAAAAAATCTATATGTAGATGATTTTCAAAAATACATTGACTATAACATGAAAGATGTTGAGTTGGTGGATCGCCTCGAGGATAAGATGGGTCTTATCACTCTTGCCATGACTGTGGCTTATAAGGGTGGGGTAAATTACCAGGATACATTTGGTACCACTGCTATATGGGAATCAATTATCTATCGTAAATTGATGAGTCAAAAGACAGTACCAGCTATTGAATTGGACCGACATGTTAAAACTGCCTTTGTTGGTGGTTATGTTAAAGATGTCCAAACCGGAATGCATGATTGGGTTGTGTCATTTGACTTAAATTCACTTTATCCAAACATTATTGTTCAGTGGAATATGTCACCCGAAACATTGCTTCGTAGTCCTAGAGACCAAGTGCATGGCGGTATTGATCACTTCCTTAATTTTTATGGCAGTGTAACCGATCCATTACACCCAGTAGTGCGTGAAAGCAATGTTGCAGTTGCTGCTAATGGTTCGGCATATCGTAAGGATAAGGATGGTGTGATTCCAGGCATTATTATTGATTACTATGATGAACGTCGTAGTGTTAAAAATATGATGTTGGCGGCAGAACAATCATACCAAAAGGGTAAAACCTTCGAGTTGGAAAAAGAAATTAATCGCCTTGAAAATCAGCAGATGGCTATTAAAATTCTTATGAATTCACTTTATGGTGCTCTTGGTAATCAACACTTCAGATACTTTGATCTACGAATTGCCGAAGGTGTTACCACAACTGGTCAGTTGGTCATTCAATGGGCCGAACGCGCTATGAATGATGCAATGAATAAGGTAATGAAGGATGATAAAGACTATGTCATTGCCATGGACACAGATTCGTTATATGTTAACTTTGGTCCTATGATTAAACACCTTGCACCAAATGATCCTGTAAAGTTTCTGGATAAAATCTGCAAGGAACATTTCGAACCTGCTCTTACCAAAGCATATGAAAATCTCTTTGAACGTCTTAATTGCCATAAACCTAGAATGGAAATGGCACGTGAGGTAATTGCAGACCGTGGTATCTGGACTGCCAAAAAACGCTATATACTTAACGTGCACAACTCGGAAGGTGTGCAATATGCCGAACCTAAACTAAAGATTATGGGTATTGAGGCTATTAAATCTTCTACACCAGAAGTGTGCCGTGGTAGGTTTAAAGAGATATTTAACATTATTATGACACAAGGAGAAGAAGCAACACAAAACTATATTCGCAATTTTAAAACTGAATTCTTTTCTCTACCAGCAGAAGAGGTTGCATTTCCTAGGTCTGTGTCTAATATTACAGAATATCATGATCGGAAACTTATCTATAAAAAGGGTAGTCCAATTCATGTCCGTGGCTCGTTACTATATAATAAACATCTTAAGGATGCAAAACTAACTAAAAAATATGAGTTAATTGAAAATGGTAGCAGAATTAAATTTTGTTATTTAAAAATGCCAAATACAATCAAGGAAAATGTGGTTGCTTTTCCAAATGAATTACCTAAAGAGTTGCAACTGGATCGCTATATAGATTATGAACTACAGTTTGAAAAAACTTTTATTGACCCATTAAAACTTATACTGGATGCAGTAGGTTGGTCTGTCGAGGATCAAATGACATTGGAGGACTTTTTTATATGAGAGTAAGCATTAATGATATTGGTGGAGAGGTTATCAAAGATAATGAAACCTATCTGCTAAAAGATAATAAGACGCTAAATAATTTGGTACTCAGTAGTACTGATTTAAAATCAAAAATGAGTACACGTGGTCATAGCCATGCCGGCCAAGAGGAAGTGTATTATTTTGTAAAAGGTTCTGGTAAAATGGAACTAGATGAAGAAGAAATTGCAGTTAAGGCTGGAGATGTAGTCCTTATTGAGGATGGAGTATTCCATAGGGTCCATGCTGGACCACGTGGTTGTTATTTTGTATGTGTATTTGATGGAAAGAGAAATCACTAATGAGTAATTTTACAGACGTAGGCACTTTCATGAAAACTTTTGGTCAGGAAGTAAAAACAGTACCAGAATTTCCTGATAAGGATACCATTGAACTTCGTATTGAGTTGATTGGTGAGGAACTAAATGAGTTTTGGGATGCCTGTGACCAGAAAGATATTGTTGCAGCGGCTGATGCCCTTGCAGATATTCTATATGTAACCTATGGTGCTGCCCATGCATTTGGTATTGATGTTGATGCATGTTTTGCCGAAGTACAAAGATCTAATATGTCCAAGTTAGGTGAGGATGGCAAACCTATCTATAGAGAAGATGGTAAGGTTTTAAAAGGACCAAATTATTCTGAACCAGACCTAAAAAGTGTTTTACAAATCGACTAATTTGTGGTATAATATACTATGTTAAATCCAAAATATCCAATTTATATTATTTCGAAAGGCCGTTGGGATTCTAGACAGACCCAACGGACACTCGAAGAACTAAATGTACCTTACCGTATTGTGATCGAAGAATCAGAATATGATAAGTATGCAGAAAATGTTCCAGAAAAAAAGATCCTCACGTTACCTACAGATTTTCGTGAGAATCCACTCTATGCTATTCCAGATGAAACTACTGGCTTTATCGGTGGTTCTATTCCGGTCCGTAACTTTGTTTGGGAACATTCCAAATCTGAAGGTCACGCTCGGCACTGGATCCTAGATGATAATATGAGACACATTTATCGGTTAAATCGTAACCTTAAAACTCGTATGCAATCCGGTTCGTCATTTGGTATCATAGAGCAATTTGTTGACCGATATGAAAATGTCAGATTGGCTGGTATGAACTATGCATTCTTTGCTCCTGCCACAGTAAAGAAACCACCATATTATACCAATACTAGAATTTACTCTTGTATCCTAATTGACAATTCACTTAAACATCGGTGGCGTGGCAGATACAACGAGGATACCGATTTGTCATTGCGTGTGCTCAAGGATGGTGATTGTACCATGTTGTTCAACAACTTTCTGGTTGGTAAGGCAGCAACAATGACAATGAAGGGTGGTAATACCGAAACCGTCTATAACATTGATGAAACCGGCGATCGCAATAAACGTGGTGGTAATGAATTTGATAATCGTAAAGAGTTTGCCGAATCACTTATTGCCCAACATCCGGATGTTGTCAGACTTGCATTTAAATGGGGTCGTTACCACCATGATGTTAACTATTCAGTGTTTGTTCAAAAGCCAGTGAAAAAAGAAGGTCTAAATATTCCACGTGGACTAAATGAACACGGATTGGTTTTAAAGCCAATATCGCCAGAAGATCACAGTGATGAAGGAGAAGAAAATTATGGCGACTAATAAACTAAATGTTGATAATGTATCTAATAACTTGTTCATTCTTTCAGGTGATGAAGAAGAACGTACACCTTATGATTGGGATAATATGCCAGAATTTGTACAAGATGAATCCGAGCCGTATGCAAAAATTGTCGTACGGATTCGTAGTGAAGAAGATCTAAAAAAGTTCATTGAATTGATGGATCAACCTATTACACCAAAGACTAAATCAATTTGGTATCCAGCATTGGATCGGTTCCGTAATTCTCTACTTCGTTGGATGGATGACGAATAAGTTGTTTACTTTTAACTAGTAATGTTGTATAATATACTATGTTGTCACTAACCATATTCAATTCTTTATTTGATAATAAAACCAACCAACGCGTTGATTTGCCAAACTTTGATGCGTTTGAAAAGGTTTTATATCAATTGTCAGAAAAACCTCGCGTCAGTAAAAAAGACGCAGAGTTAATATCTCCTGCCATCTATGTCAAGGATACTACTAGAGCAAATGCTAATGTTATCGAATGGGCTGGATGGTGTTGTGTTGATGTTGATGAATACATACCAAATGGAGATTTAAAAGATGATTTATGTAATAAGTTTGCTCACCTTAGGTTCGTTTGTTACAGCACTGCTAGCAGTACGGTGGATCAACCTAAGTTCAGATTGGTGTTTCCTTTGCGAACACGAGTGGGAAGAGAGTCAATCAGACACTTCTGGTATGCACTCAATAGAGAACTCGGAGAGCTTGGAGACGCTCAAACTAAAGACTTATCACGCATGTACTATATCCCTGCGAAATATTCTGGCGCTTTCAACTTTATTTTCAGTCATGATGGCGATACAATTGATGTTTATGATCTTCTAGGAAAACACCCTTATGCCGAAAAAGCCAATCTCAATAACTTCTTCGACCGACTCCCAGATGAACTCCAAAAACAAATCATCGAACACAGAAAAGGACAAATGGATAACACTAACGTGGTGTGGTCGTCCTATCGTGACTGTCCCTTCTTCCCTCGTAAGCTCGAAGCGGAATACAGACTCATAAACAATACCGGTTGGTATCATAAAATGTACCAAATAATGGTTGCTGTTGCCGGTAATGCCATTAAAAATCAATATCCAATTACAGCCAATGAAATATCAAAATTGTGTAGAGAATTGGATACCGAAACCGGTAACTGGTATAAAAATAGACCATTAGACAAAGAGGCAGATCGTGCCCTGGAATACGTCTACAAAAATATGTAATAAAACGAAATTAGTTGTTTACAAATGCATTTTTGTATGATATAATAGTATAATAATCAAAAAGAGGAGCATTGGTTATGGTATTTAATGAATTAAATGATCTAGTAAAAACTATAAAAAATTTAAATTTGGATAGCATTTTATCCAAAAAAACATTAATGAAATCTGTAACAATTTATAGCAATTTAACCACATCCGGTCTTAAGGATAAATCCGGCGCCAGTAAAAAACATGGAGTATATATCCATTATTATAATGGAAATCCATTATATGTTGGTAAGGCCGAAAGACAAAGTATTTCCATTAGACAATCTCAACATTTGGGTGCATTTAGAAATCCAAAAAGTATTGCCGAAAGAAGTGGTAAAAAATATAGAGATTTTCTAAATGAAAATAAATTAGAATCAATGAAAATTGATATTTGGTATCTGGATCTCTCTGATTATCCAAAATGTATTATACCAATGTTAGAATTGGAAATTATGGATTATCTTAATACACCATTTAATAAGGAAAATCAAAATTCATAATTCGCTATATACTAAGACATTAAATTAAGGAGACGCAAATGAAAAATATTGCAATTATTGGACACGGCTATGTTGGTAAGGCCGTTGAATATGGATTCCAAACTCAATGGGTGAAACAGACACTTATTGATCCAGCACTCTATGGCAACAGCCTAAGTGATCTACGAGGTACACGAGTTGATGTCGCATTTGTTTGTGTACCTACTCCTATGGGTGAGGATGGTTCTATTAACTCATCTATTGTAGAACAAACTGTAAGAGATTTATCTGCAATTACAACTGGACTCATTGTTATTAAATCAACTGTTGTACCAAGTGTTGTTGCAGAATTGTCTGAGTCCAATCCGCAGGTAATTTATAACCCTGAATTCCTTACAGAAAAAAATGCACTAGATGATTTTATTAATCCACCAATGCATGTGTTTGGTGGTGAAAAAGGTGCCACTGCAAAACTAGAAGAGATTTATAAGGAACATTCTCGGTGTAAACCATGTCAAGCATATCACATGACTGCAATGGAAGCATCATTTGTAAAATATGGAATTAATTCATTCCTTGCAACCAAGGTATTGTGGATGAACCAGTTCCAAGATCTTTGTGATAATTGGCATGCCAAATATAATGTTGTTGCAAATGCAATTGGTTCGGATGCCAGAATTGGTCACAGTCATATGCAAGTGCCTGGTCCGGATGGTCGTAAAGGCTACGGTGGGGCATGTTTTCCCAAGGACACAAAAGCCTTTTCACATTTTGCCGAAGGTCAGCTTACAGTCTTAGATGCAGTCATCGAAGAAAATAACATATATCGTGCTATGTATGAGTTGGATGATCGCGAGAAAGAACAAAATGTTGTTTACATTTAACCTATAGTATGGTATAATATACTATATTATTTGGAGGAATATATGGCTAAAATTGCAATTACAGGTCTGGCCGGCTTTATCGGCTCGACACTAGCACATAAACTACATGCCGATGGTCATCACGTTATCGGCTTTGATAATTTTAATGATTATTATGATCCGGAACTTAAAAAAGCTCGTGCCGCAAAACTCATTGATGATTGTGGTGTTGTTGTTGAAAAAGTTGATCTAAATGATGCCGAAAATCTAAAAGATTGGATGTACCATAAACGGCCAGACATTGTAATGCATTTGGCAGCCTATGCCGGTGTTCGCCATTCCATGGTTGAACCAGGAAAATATATCGATAACAATGTTGTTGGTACTCATAGCCTTATTGAGGCTTGTTGGAATGCCGGCGTCACTAAGGCTGTGTATGCATCAACATCATGTGTAATGGCTGGTAACAAATTACCATGGACAGAAGATGAAAAACTTGGTTATCAATTAAATCCATATGGTTATACCAAGGCTACTAATGAGTCACAGTTTATGGCGTCAGCTATCCCATCTACAGTGGGCCTTAGATTCTTTACAGTCTATGGTCCGTGGGGTCGGCCTGACATGGCTTTGTTTGATTTTACCAAAAATATCATTGCTGGTAATGAAATTGAACTATTTAATTATGGTGATATGATCCGTGACTTTACATATGTAGATGATATTGTCCAAGGTATTAGTATTATTCTAGAAAAAACCTTGGCCGAGGACCATGCTAAACAGATATATAATATTGGCAATGGCAGACAAGTTCAACTTATGGAATTTGTTGAGAACATTGAAAAACAACTTGGTCGTACGGCAAATAAAAAACTTGTACCAAAACACCCAGCAGATACTCAGGCCACATGGTCAGATTGTACTAAACTTAAGGCATTAGGTTATAGTCCAGAAACATCTATCGAAAAAGGTGTTGAAAATTTTGTCACTTGGTATAAATCTTATTATGGAGTAAATTAATGATTGTAGCACTTACTGCATCTACATTTGATCTATTACATGCAGGTCATATTGCAATGTTAAGAGAAGCAAAATCACAGTGTGATTATCTTATTTGTGCATTACAAGTAGATCCATCAATTGACCGGCCAGAAAAAAATTCTCCAGTACAGACAATAGTAGAAAGACATGCCCAACTTTCGGCAGTAACCTATGTTGATGAAATCATACCATATTGTACTGAGGATGATCTATTGGATATTCTGAATATGTATCCAATTAATGTTAGAATTTTGGGTGAAGAATATAGGGATAAAGACTTTACTGGTAAAGACGAATGCCGTAAAAGAGGTATTCAATTGTATTTCAACAAACGTGAGCATAGATTTAGTTCTAGTGACTTGCGTAAGAGAGTAGCTTCCAAAGAGAAGGAATAATCAAATGTCTCAGATTCACGAGCCTCATGAAGTATATATGAAACGTAAATTAAAGGAAGAAAATATTGGTGTTAATACTGAATATACCAATATGAGATTAACAGCTGAAATTGAACAGCTTAAAAATAGAATTAAACAACTTGAGACAGACATGGCATATAATACTTATGCCACTAGTCCAGAAGAACAACGTATTTATGATTTAAGGAGAACAGATTAAATGTCTATTATGGACAAACTCAAAAAGAATTCCAAGTTGAAACATACTGAGATTCTTTCTGAATCCAAATTTTTCAATGAAAAAGATATGGTACCTACTCGAGTACCTATGGTAAACGTTGCTCTATCTGGATCAATTGATGGTGGTCTTGCGCCTGGACTTACTGTCCTTGCTGGACCATCAAAACACTTTAAAACATCATTTGCACTCCTTATGGCTGGTGCATATATGCAGAAATATCCAGATGCTGTAATGCTTTTTTACGATTCAGAGTTTGGTTCACCACAATCTTACTTTGAACAATTTGATGTCGACACATCACGTGTTCTGCATACACCAATCACAAATGTAGAAGAACTTAAATTTGATCTGATTGGCCAACTTGAAGGCTTGGATCGCAAGGATAAAGTTATTGTAGTCATTGACTCTATTGGCAACCTTGCATCCAAAAAAGAGATGGAAGATGCCATTAATGAAAAATCAGTGGCAGATATGTCTCGTGCAAAGGCACTCAAAGGTTTGTTCCGTATGACAACACCTTATCTTGCCATGAAAGATATTCCACTTCTTGCAGTTAACCATACTTATCAAGAGATTGGATTGTTTCCTAAGGCTATTGTATCTGGTGGTACCGGCATTTACTATTCTGCCGACAACATTTGGATCCTAGGCCGTAGACAAAACAAAAAAGGTACCGAAGTTACTGGTTATGATTTTGTTATTAATGTAGAAAAGTCTCGGTATGTAAAAGAAAAGTCCAAGATTCCTATTACAGTATCTTGGGAAGGTGGTGTTGCTCAATGGTCTGGTCTACTTGATGTAGCACTGGCTGGTGGTTATGCACAGAAACCAAGCAATGGTTGGTATGAAGCACTTGATCCATCTACCGGTGAAATTCTAACTGGTAAGACTCGTGAAGCTGGTACACTAGAAGAAGAATTCTGGACACCACTCTTTGAAAAAACTGACTTTAAAGAGTTCATCAAAAAGTCATACACAATTGGTCATAAATCAGAAATTGATATGGATGCGTTGGTAGATGAAGCATAAAGAAAATCAAACTTATCAATTGGTTCCGGGTGAGGAGGGCGATCAGCATTGGCTGGTTCGCTTCCTCGAAGGACCATATGCTGAAACAGTAATTCAGTATGGTTCTATTAGTGTGAATGACGAAGAAGAAGGTACTATGTCCTTTAATTTCTTTGTTGAATCATCTCCAGATTCTGAATTAACTTCCGAAGATGTTGATTTGCAATTATGGGCTGGTGATGTTCTTCAAGAGATTCTTAGAGAAGCCATTATGGATGGTTCGGCAGTATTACAAGAACAAACATGAAAATATTAATATTTGGATTGCCGGGTTCTGGTAAAAGTACATTGGCCAAACCATTGGCTGAGTTATTGGGTGGTATACACATTAACGCAGATGTAGTTCGAACGAGCTATGATGACTGGGATTTTAGCTCTGAAGGAAGAATACGTCAAGCACAACGTATGAAACACTTGAGTGATGGTGTCATTATGGCTGGCAAAATTGCAGTTGCAGATTTTGTTTGTCCAACAAATATAGCTCGTATAGAATTTAATGCAGACTACACAGTATGGATGGATACTATTAAAGAAAGTCGTTACGAAGATACTAATGCTATGTTTGAAAAACCAATTGATGTTAACTATCATGTTAATGGATGGTTTGATGACACACATAAACAACTTGTAGCAGTTGTTAATAATTATATGAAACGCCAAGATGATATTCGTAATGACCGCGCCGAAGGTACTAGTATGGTAAATTTAGAAATAAAATCCAATAGGAAAAAGTAGTGGATTTTGATCCCCTCAAACCAACAGTACAAATGCTTGGTCGTTGGCAACCATGGCATACTGGTCATACAGAACTTTTTAAAAGGGCTCATGCAAAAACCGGCCAAGTCTGTATACAGATTAGGCAAGTGCCAGAACAATATGACAACCCATTTAATATTGATATAATAAAAATTAATATTATTGAAGCATTGGCAAAAGAGGGGTTTACAATTGCAGTAGATTATATTATAATGGTACTACCAAATATAACTGATATTGCGTATGGTCGAAAGGTTGGCTATACATTTACAGAACATGATTTAGGTGAGGATATACACAATATATCAGCCACCAAAATTCGTAAACAAATGAGAGAAGAAGGTACCCTTGCAGACAAATCTTGAACAGACTATTCTTCGTAATCTTTTAACTGATGAAAAGTATATGCGTAAGGTATTACCTTTCATCAAACCAGAATATTTCCAAGGAGTATATCGTACACTCTTTAAAGAGGCTGGTAAATATGTAGCAAAATATAATAAATTGCCTACATCAGAAACATTGGTTATTGAACTACAAGAATCAACTAATATGTCTGACGAACAATTTCAGATGTCGATGAATATTGTTCCACAGCTGTATTCTGGTGAGGTAATTGATCCGGATTGGTTATTAAACTCTACCGAGAAATGGTGCCAGGATAGAGCAATTCATATTGCCATTATGGAATCTATTTCTATTATTGACGGTAAACATGAGTCAATGACAAAGAATGCACTACCTGACCTTCTCAGTAAAGCTCTTGGTGTGTCATTTGATAATAGTGTTGGACACGATTATGTTGATGATTTCGAACAGCGTTATGATTTTTACCATACAGAAGAAGATAGGATTCCATTTGATCTCGACTATTTTAATAAAATTACAAAGGGTGGTGTACCGCGTAAAACACTTAACATTGCCCTTGCAGGTACTGGCGTTGGCAAGTCTCTATTCATGTGTCATGTTGCTAGTGGCGCTTTGGTAGAAGGTAGAAATGTACTATACATAACTATGGAAATGGCTGAGGAAAGAATTGCCGAACGTATTGATGCTAATCTTCTCAATGTACCTATCGACCAACTTGAAAACCTTTCGAAGGATATGTTTAGAACTAAAGTTGAAAATATTGCACGTAAGACAACCGGCAGATTAATTGTAAAAGAATACCCAACAGGCTCAGCTCATGCTGGTCATTTTAGGGCTTTGTTAAATGAATTAAAACTGAAAAGATCATTCGAACCAGATATTATCTTTATTGATTATTTGAATATCTGTTCTTCTTCTCGAATGAAAGCCATGGGAGGATCAATCAATTCTTATACATACATTAAGGCGATTGCTGAGGAACTTAGAGGACTGGCGGTGGAGTTTAATGTACCGATTTTCTCGGCGACTCAAACGACGCGGTCGGGCTATGGCAATTCGGATGTCGGTTTGGAAGATACATCTGAGTCTTTCGGTCTACCAGCTACGGCGGATCTTATGTTCGCTCTTATCTCTACTGAAGAACTTGAAGGGCTCGGGCAGATGATGGTCAAACAATTGAAAAATAGATACAATGATCCAACATCAAATAAAAGATTTGTAATTGGAGTTGACCGATCTAAGATGAGATTATATGATGTTGATGAAACAGAACAAAATCTAATGAAGGATGATACTCCAGTATTTGATAAATCTGTATCAGCAGAAAAAATTAGTGCAGAAAAGTTTAGGGAGTTTAAACTATGATCTATAAAGGGCCAGAGGTTAGCACCTATTGGGGTGATGAGGAATATTCAAACCGTAAAGCAGTTGTGATGAAAGATGACAACGGATTTTATGTTGAATTTTATAAAGAAGAAAAACTTTGGGAACGACGAAACGTCTATGATCATAGTGAAGTTTATGCAGAAAATGCTGCCGAAAACTTTGTAATGGGAATTATTCAGTGAACATTTATTGGAGTTCTTATATACCTGAGAGAAATAAAAGAATTCTTTCGGATATAAGATATCACGCGCCAGAACATGCTACGGAATATCTTAAGAATAAGGTTAATCCAGAAATAAGAGAATCAGATTTTCTAAGATGCCCTGCATTTGCTAAACAGCAAAAAAACCTCTATGCATTGAAATTTTCTTTTTCTTATGAACTACGAATGGAAAATGGTGAGTTAAAGTCAGACAAGTATGATCAAAGGTTCTTTGACGATTTTGTAAGCGTTAGGGATCATGATAATTGTATGATATCTTTTCCAATGAGTTATGTGTTTATTGCAGAAACTCCTGTAGATATGGAGTATACTTCAGCATATAATGTAAGTAATGGTTTTGTTGATAATTCAATAGTCATTCCAGGATCATTTGATATTGGAAAATGGTATAGACCTTTAGATTTGGCATTCCTTATGAAAGATAAAGAAAAGGGAGTTTCGTTTAATGAAAATGATGCATATGCCTTTGTCAACTTTCATACAAATAAAAAAGTAAATTTAATTAGATTCGAAACCACACCAGAACTTGTTGGTCTATTTAATTCTATATTACTTAGCAAATTTGCAAAATCAAAAGAAGTTAATGCTCTCAGTTGGTTTTATACTCTATTAGAAAAATCACAATATAAGAACAAAATATTGAAATTAGTGAAAGAGAATGTGTTATGACCGTAAATCTAATTAGTTATTCAAAGGGAGAGAAAGATGAAAGTCTCCAGGACATCATTGCGTATACAGCCCGTGTCTCGAATCCATCCAACCAAGACAACACCGAAACGTCAGAAAGACTACTACGATACCTCATCCGAGAAAAACACTGGTCACCATTTGAAATGGTTAGCGCTTGCTTGGAAGTAACTACAACTCGTGATATTGCTCGTCAGTTATTGAGACATAGATCATTCTCTTTTCAAGAGTTTTCTCAACGGTATGCAGATCCTACAAAGGATTTACAGTTTAAGATGAAAGATGCAAGGCTTCAAGATACAAAGAATAGACAGAATAGCCTAGATGTAAATGATCCTAATCTACAATTAAATTGGTACAAACAACAAGCGGAGGTCGTCAATGCAGCAAAGAAATCATATGAATGGGCAATTGAAAATGGTATTGCCAAAGAACAAGCTCGTGCAGTTCTACCAGAAGGTATTATGGAATCTAGATTGTATGTTAACGGTACCATCCGGTCCTGGATCCATTATATCGACCTACGCTCTGGACACGGTACACAGAAAGAACACATAGAATTAGCTCGAGCTTGTGCAACAGCACTCGAACCTATCTTTCCTATGATCAAAGAGTTTTGTCATTAAATATTTAATTATATTCTTTTGTCTATTTACTACCAGTGTATATGCCGAAGGTCGTATGTATACTGGTAGTGAAGACAAAACTCACTGTACTCTATGGAACACAAGCCCATTACGATGGCCACAGACTATTTTAGGACTCGAGCCAATGGAATGTAGACGTAAGGCAGTACCTCCTACAACAACCAATACTATAAACTGTAGACTCAAAAGACAATATGTCGATCCTGAGACCGATGAACGTATGTGTATATACGAAAGAGGAGCCACAGGACATGGCGATCTTACAGTAGCGATGGATAAGTACTTCCATTGCCCTCGTACACAAAACTGTACACAGAGTCCAGGTTCTGATGCTACTTTGGATTAAAAACTATTTTACTACTGGTTGTTTTTATTAAATAAAATTGTGCGTTTTTTTGTTTACAAACCTCTTTTTATATGATATAATAGTATCATAATCAAAAAGGAAGAGGAGCCTTACATGTCTAAACCAATTTCAAATGCCGCTTTTAAGCGTATGATTAAATCTGCTTCTGCAGAAAAGCGTCAGGAAATTCTTGAGCGCCAACTCAGAGTTCTTCCACAGTTTATTATGGAAGAAGTTGCTCGTATTCCTCAGTTACCTACATCACCTAAAGTGATTAAGGATTTGGAATCACGGCTTAAGTTGGTTCGGACAATGTGGACAGAGGAACTTATTCGGAGACATGCATAATGGCTTATCATTATATTAAATTAGAAAAGTTTTTTATGGCATTGGCAAAAGATATGTCAGAAGAAAACATGCGTAAGCAACTTTTAAGTCTTACATCAGATGAGGTTCGTAAATTAAAGGATCTCATGGATATTCATAATCTTACATATAACCATGAGGTTACTAAATGAAGCGTTATGTTTTTCTTGGTGCCATGGCGGCATCATTTTTAGGTGGTCTTGTGAGTGGTAAATCGGCATTTGGTGCAGAAGCAAATGCAGGTTTACTACACGATTCTGTATCAGAACAGAAATGTCTGGCAGATAATATATACTTTGAGGCCCGTAACCAAATACATAGGGGAATGATTGGTGTCGCTCTTGTCACTCGTAACCGTGTTCTTGATAGTCGGTTTCCTCATTCATATTGTGAGGTTGTTAAACAAGGACCTGAAAGACCATCATGGAAGCAAAATGGGACCATGGTCCCTCTTCGCCATCGCTGCCAATTTAGTTGGTATTGTGACGGCAAGTCTGATGATATTGGTTATCACGATACTGCTGTCTATGAACTTGCTCGTGCCATCGCTTTTAAAGTCTATCACGGAGAATTTCCCGACTTCACAGATGGTGCCACTCATTATCATGCCGATTATGTTAGACCAGAATGGGCATCAACCAAAACCAAAACAATGAAGATTGATCAACACATTTTTTATAGATGGGAAAAATAATGCAAAGACTATTTCCAGAAGATAGTATTGAAAATATGCCAGACTTTAAATTTAATGAGGACATGTATATCGATGAGATCTCTGACTATATCATTGCGACATATAGTCAACACTACTCAAAGAACAATTTTCAAGCATCAGAGTTTATCTATGATGCTGGTCATGGTACTGGATTTAATATGGGTAATGTGATGAAGTATGCCCAGCGATATGGTAATAAGGGTACTACCGATGATCATCGGAAGGATCTGATGAAGGTGATTCATTACGCGATTCTTCAGCTTCACGTACACGATACTTCGCAAGAAGAATTGCTTCTTTAAGGTGTTCTATTTCAAGTTCTAGTTCTGTCTTTGGTGCCTTAATATCTTCTAATGTCTTATCATAAAGATAAGCATTAAAGAAAAGTATTGCTACCAGTAAAGCAATGATTGACAATAGTATTACCTCTGACATTTACCATTTACTTAGTTAACATACCAGCTGGGAGTGTTCTGCATTCCCAGCTTCTTGGTTTGTATCCCTTCATATGTATATGCACATCTTCGGCCATTTGCAATGCACGGGCCTTACACACACGCTCAGATTCGTATGGTCCACGTTGATCTTCTAGCATAATGCAATAGTTTGGATTGCTCATCAGGCATGCATATACAATTGCTTGTATCATCAAACTGCCGTATACATTACAAAAATAAGTGCGGCGCCACCAAGGATGACACATCCACCAATAATCATCATCATCTTAATCATTTCCCAGAACTCTTCATCTTCTTTTCTCTTTTGAATTCTGGCCAGTCTTTGCGCCTCTTTTGCTTCTACTATTCTTTTTTGTCTTTCATCCAAAATCTTTTGCCAAGTTCCTGGACCAAACCGCATATCAATTAGATTGCGCATCTCTTGCATCTTCTCTTCTGCAAGTTTGGCGTCAATCATTTCTTGGGCAACTGATTGGATACCGAACTGATCTTTCAGTCCCATACCGGATTTTTTGCCTCTTTTCTTCTGTACCTCTTCGGTACCTTTGAACATACCATCAATTGCACCAGCAATTTCACCAATGTCTTTTGCGGTGTCAATATTTGATTTTATAAATTCTACACTTGCCTTTACAAGTGCAATTCCTGCTAAAATTTCTGCTACAGGCATTTTGATCTTCCTTCTACTGAAGTTAGATGTATGTCACTGTTGCCATATAATTAAATTCGCTCTCACATATATTTATATTTACAAACGTATCTAGATGTGTTATAATATTAATATAAATAAAAATGATTCGGTGAAACTGGATGGATGTAGGCTGGACGTGGGGGCAGTACCCACCGCCTCCACCATAAACACACTAGAGGTAAATATGTTAGAAGCATTTGCAAATTGGGTATCAAAGTTTATTAAAGTTAAACCACAACCAGGATATCTTGGTAGGGATATGGCAAAACACAGAGTCCATAGTGTAAAATATGAAGACCTTTGCAAGTGAAAATAACACCAGAGAATACACCAAACAAATATGTAAGGTGGTTTTGTTGGTTCATACAATTTAAATACGTATGGGACATTCAAACCTTATTTGAAAAATATCTTCCTATGGAGAAAGTGTATAGATTCCTAGGGTTTTATTTATTTTGGTTTATTTGGTTTTGTACACTATTACTTGTCTTATACAAGATTACTGGTAGTATGGAATTTCTTCTCTGGTTTGATGAATAGTGTGCTTATGATGGGGGCGAAATAGGATCGACAGATGCAAGAAGGCAGTGGAGAATCACAAACGTAAATGCAAACGATAACTTTGCTCCTGAGATGCGCCTAGCGGCATAATCTCTGGGCTGGCAACTTGCCTTGAAACAGAAAAGTTGCAACTTACCCAAGGAGGGTGCTATGAAATACTACCTAATAATGTTCCTTATGCTATTTGCAACATCTGCATTTGCTGAAGTAGAAACTCGTTCAAAACCAGTTCAATGTGGAGGTATAGAAGGTCTTCTTACTATCATTGATCAAGCAGAAGAAAAGGCTTTACTTGGCGCTTTAGGTGAAGTCACAATGCCTGATATGACTAAACAAATCTTGCCAATCTATGTGTTTGCAAATACAGATACAGGCACATTTACTATCTTTGAAATGCATCCCGACAGTAATGAAGTTTGCTTAATTGGTTATGGTACTAGTATTGATTTTAATGTACAGGGATATTTTGAACCTAAAACAAATAGTTAATGAATCACTGCTTAATTATGAACATCGAGGAACGAAGTCACACACGTTCTTTAGGCCCATATAGAATAGCTCATTGGCTAAGGGATAATGGGTGGGATACTGAGGTAATAGACTATTGCGCTCATTGGTCACATGACGAGTTAATGGAGTTATGTTTATCTCGAATTAATGATAATACGCGATTCATAGGATTTTCATCCTTATTTACTGGATGGACAAATCATATGGAAATATTTTCACTTTTTCTTAAGAAACATTATCCAAATATAGTACAAATTTCCGGTTCATCTAGTCTTCCAAATGCGGATATGTCAGCAGTTGATTATCACATATATGGGTTTGGTGAAAAGGCTTTAGATGTTTTACTTAAATATCTATTCTCAAATGGTGAGGCACCCCGAGCGACAAATTATTTTAATACACAATTAATTGATGCATCTCATTATCCAGCATATCCACTTAAGGAATATACTGTTCTCTATGAAGAAAGAGATTATCTTCAACCATGGGAATTTCTTTCAATTGAAACCGGCAGAGGCTGTAAATTTAAATGTAGTTTCTGTAACTTTTCAGTACTTGGTGTAAAGGGAGATTATAGCACTTCACAAGATAGTTTTGAAAAACAATTAAATGAAAACTATGATAGATGGGGTATTAAAAACTATGTGATTGCCGAAGAGACATTCAATGACCGTACAGAAAAAGTTGAAAAATTTAGCCAAGTAGTACAAAGATTGAATTTTGAACCATGGTTTGCTGCATATATTAGAGCTGATTTACTTATATCTAGAAAGCATGAAGTAGAACATTTGGCTAATATGAATGTATTCGGCCAATTTTATGGAGTTGAATCTTTTAACCAAAAAACCTCTAAAGCCATTAAAAAAGGCATGGACCGAGGTAAAATGAAAGAAGGTCTTCTTAAAGTAAAAGAATATTTTGAGAAAAACAATAATAGATATCGAGGCAATATATCTCTTATTGTAGGCGCGCCATATGAAACAAAGGAATCTTTATATAGTTCTCTCGATTGGCTAGTTGATAACTGGAAGACCCAAAGCTTTACTGCATATCCTCTTGGAATCCCAATTTATGGAAGACAATCTATATTAAGTGGTTCTTATGGTGAAAACGAATATGAAGAAATATCAGCAGAAGAATTGTATCAAAAGCATGATAAAACATATGTCGATAAAGTATTAAAAAAGAATAACATTATAAAAGACAATAAAATACTTGAAAAAAAATGGCTAATGTGGAAAAATAAACAAATGGATGTTGTTGAAGCATTTAAAATACATGATCATATGTGTGATGTAATGCGAAAAGAGAAATTTAAAAAATCCACATTTGCTGTAGCAGAATTTAGTGGTAAAGAATCTACTATTGATGATAAATTAAAATTGGATGTAAATGCTGTAAAAACATTTAGAGATGAAGAATTGCAATGGGTTGAGGAATATAAAAAAAAGAAATTATCATGATACATTATTTACCTATTAACATACCTAGATTACCACCAATTAAATATGATGGAATGAGAACTAGTCATTATGCATGGTGGAGCATGATTAAGATAACAGAAGAGACTGAAAATCGTTATGATGATTCTGTTATTAAGCCTGAATTTCTAGAAATGAATCCACATTTTAAACAGTGGTTAAAACATCTTCCTATAAAAAGATTAATCAATATCAAATTGCATATGCAAGATAGAAAAGCAGATCCGCATATTGATTTCAATAAACCAAATGAAAATTTGGATTTATATAGAGTAACTCGAGCAAATGAACCTTGTGGTTATAGAGTTGTTATAAATGGTTCTAATAAAAATTGTATGTATGTTATAGATAATAATGGTAATAAAATTTATACAGAATTGCCGACTGAAACAAATACGTATGCAATAAATCATACTCAATGTATACATGGTACAACGGATGATATTGATAGATGTATTATGTTCTTTCAGTTTGAGGTAGATTCTCAAAAACATACTCAATTAATTAATCAAAGTGCATTGGTATTTAAGAATTATGTTATTTCTATATAGTTATATTTTATATTATATCTTAGCTTCAATTGGTATTACTTTTGGATATCATAGATATTTTTCTCATAAAGAATTTAATGCCCCAAAATGGCTAGAATTTATTTTTTTATATTGTGGTTTATTATGCGGTGGTAGATCTGCATTAACATGGTCAGCCGTACATAGAATGCATCACGCTTATTCAGATACACCAAATGATCCACACTCACCAAAATATAAACGATGGTATGAAATACTTCTTTCACTTTGGAAGGTAAAAAAAATACCGAGAAGGTTTTGTAAAGACTTACTTAATAACAAATTAGTAATGCATTTTCATAATGATGGCTGGAAATATATGTTCCTTACATATTTTTTTGCTCTTATGATAGGATGGCAATATCTAGTAATGTTTATTTTCGTCTTTATTTTATCATATATTTCGTTTGGTCTTTTAAATTATCTAGGACATAATAATAACGGGCCTATAAATAATATTATAATCAATATATTTGCACCATTTGAAGGAAATCATAAAGATCATCATGAAAAATCTAAGAAGAAGATATCTGCCAAACTTCGCAACTCTTAATAGCGAATATAATTTTGACGTAGAAAAATTAAAAGAATCTTATTTTTATAGTATTAATAAAAACAAAGATGAAGGTATGAACCATCATTTTACTATTAATGATGTTGAAAATAAGGATAAGAAAAAATTTTATAACACAGACGAATCTGGTTATGAACAAGTAAATCTTACTTCTTATAATGAAGTTGATACATCGGATGGATATGAAAAATCACAGTGGCAGTGGTGGAATTCTAGAAAAGATTTAACACTAGCAGAACGCAAATCATTCTATCGAAGAGCATTACAAAATAAATTAGATGGTTTGGAATCAACTCTAGAAACATCTTATGCAAAGATGAATGCATTATCTGATGGTTATATGAAAGATATTCTTCAACAATTTAAAGGTAAGGTAACTCGAGTAAGATGGGCAGTTGCAAATCCCGGCATGGAAATGCAACCACATTTGGATTATGATACAACATATGCTGTAAGATTCCATTATCCCATTATTACAAACCCGGATGCAATTATCTGCGTTGATCGTCATAATGAGGGTGTTCAAAAAATTCACATGCCGGCAGACGGTAGGGTATTTTTTATCAATCAGGGGTTTAAGCACTGGATTGAAAATAATGGAGATACACCTAGAGTTCATTTAATTGTAACTGTCGTTGGTCAAGAAGATATGGTAGAATGCTCTCCTATTCTTTAAAATTAAAACTAATTTGGCTAATAGCAATGTGTATAAGTGCATATTGGTTGATGACTACTACAATGCCATGGTGGTTGATATTATTGGTGTTTTATGCCTCTGTTTTTATTGCAAGAGTTGGTGGTGAAATAAGCTATCATAGATATTTTACCCATAGAGCATTTAAAACTAGTAAAATTATGCATAATATATTATTATGGTGGGGATCTTTATTAGGTGTTGGAAGTTGTATATCATGGTCTTGTATGCATAGAGCACATCATGCAACTGCAGATACTGATGATGATCCACACAGTCCACATAAAATTGGCATTTTAAAAACTTTCTTATTATCACCGGATACCTCAAAGCTTACATTTAAGAATGTTGGAGATTTATTCAAAGATCCAATGCAAAAGTTTATTCATAAAAATTATTTTAAAATCATATTTATCTGGATCGTTTCACTTGGTATAATAACACAATGGTCAATGTTACCTTTGGTTTTATTTTTTGCACTACCAGTTTCTTTTTTATGGATTATGTCTGGCATTACAAACTGTTTTGGGCATATGCTGGGTTATAGAAACTTTGAAACAAAAGATCATAGTACTAATCACCATTTAACTAGATGGTTATTATTAAATGTCGGTTTACATAATAATCATCATTATAAACCTACAGCAATAGATCATAATCTAAATAAAAAATGGTATGAATTTGACTTAGAAAGTTATTTTATAAAAATTATAAAATCATGATTACAACACATCATATATCAGATGCGCCTCTTATGGAAGTAAAAACTTGGATAAGAAATAATGCGCATGGTAAACATTCTGAAAACTATAGGAATATTGAGCTTAATAGTGATCATAAAGCCATATCAATTGAAAGGTATGATGGAAAAAATATTACCTGTGTTTCCACCATATACAATAGAGATTATTATCCAGAAAGCTGTGTAAGAATTTTTAATAAATGGCTAGCAATCCGTAAAATTGGTGGAACAAAAAAGAATATATTATCTGACAGAGCAATTCAAATGGCAACTCAGCAGATTCATTTTTCGGAAATGATGGGATATACTTCATTCTTTATTTCATATCATAGTTACATTCCAAAATTTTGTAATGAATTGACTAAAAGGTTAAATGAAAAAACAGAATGGAATTGGAATCACGAAGAATTAGTAAGAGTTGCTCCTGGAGATAATAAGAAATGTTATCAACATGTAATTTATGCCGGTGAAGGAATAGAAAAACTTATAAATAGAAAAATGGATATACAAACTTGGAGATCATTGTGCTAAAATTATTTGAAAACTTAGACTTTTCTGAGTCCATTTCAATCACAAAAGAATTACCGGCATATAAAAAGATTGCAACAGATCTACCGGTTACAGAACTACTTGCTGAAATGAATTTCTTTTGTACAGAAGAAAACAAATATCCGGATAATTCTCCATGGTTTAGTGTATACGGGCCAGACGTAACTATGAGTCGAGCTGATTTAGCATCTATAGGTTTATTACACTATTATCAGCAATGGCAGATGACAGAAAAACAAATTGAAACTCCATGGCAAAATTGGAGAGCAGGCATTGGTGCTTCTACAAAAACTATTTTTGAAACACAATTATCAAGTTTTCATAGACCTAGATATGTAGAAGTAGGTCCTGGTTGGGAAGTAACCAATCACAAAGATTGGACAGATAATAATAAATTAGGTCTAAGATGTCATTTGATTCTCGAGACGAATGATCAATGCATGCATTATGTTACGGATGATGCCGGTATAGAACATGAATTACATTTTGTTCCTGGTGATGTATGGTTTTATGATATTTCTAGAATGCACAGAGCACATAATCTAGGTACCACAATTCGTAAGAGTATCAGTTTTGAATTATTTAATGATGATCTTCTTTAACACATCCTACAATATGTATTCTTTCATCATCTGATGCATTAATTGCTGTATGGATTTTAGTAGTATCTACTAGATACCAATTGCCATCGGCTGGATATCTATAAACTTTATCATCAATAATAAACATACATTTATCATTTGTAATAAGTGGTATATGAATTCTTTTAGTTAAATCATAATGATAACTATAACAAACTCTAGGTTTCATTCTCATTAATCTAGTTCTATACATACCAAGTTTTTTAATAATAGAATTTGTATATGGTATATCAAAAAGAGGATAGATAAATTCTTCTTCATTATGATTTAATTCTAAAACCTTACCAACACCATAAAATGGATCACCATTAGGCTCAACACCTTGCAATGATATTTGAGTTTGTTCTGGTACTAATTCCAATTCCAGTAAAATTCTATCTACATCGATGGACATATAGTTAACTCTTTTACTCTATAAGGTTGGTAGATAACCCAATCAATCACTTCTGCCACATATTCCAAAGGTAATTTAGGCTTATCTACATGAGCAGATCTTTCTGTATCAAAGTAACCAAAATTTAAAATGGTGGTATTTATACCCTGCCAAAATAATTGATCGTTCACCTTACGAAGAGTGTGTTTCTCAATTCCATAACGAAAATTATCTTTATAACCTTTTGTCCAGTCTGAGGCAGCACTTCCTATATTAATAATTCTTTTATTAAGCTTTGCTGCTTTGTAGAGTAATTCTACTTGCTCAAAACCATCGTGTTTACAGTTAATAAAGATGTCACTTTCCTTCAGTGAAGAGACTGTCGGGTAAGTGTCGCTCAACAATTTCCCAAGACCCCTTCTCGTACCAGTGATATAAAACTTCATAATATGATTTAATCTCTTCTATATTGGTAAAATATTCTTCATAATTTATATATTTCGAAAATTTTATAAGTGAAGTTTTCCATTCTATATCTTCATAATATATAGTGTCATAGTTAAAATCATCTAACCAATATTGCCAAGTCAGAAATAATTTAAGCGTATTTTTGTAGTTAATAGCTTCTTTTGGTGTTTTATCAATCTTAAGTGGATTTTCACACCAAGTAAGTTTCCATTTATTCTCGTGCTGATATAAATGACTGAGGTATTGATTCCATAGATTTCTTCTCTTTAGAATATAGATTTCTTCAAATTTATAAAAATTTTGAAACCAATTTATATGTTTTTTAATCTGATGCACGTGTACTTTATAACAATATTCATTACCTAATTTTCTTTCACTTTCTAGAAACTCAATAGGATTATTATTATGTAGAAATGGCTCTTCATGTGAGGTGTGCAGTAATTGAGATTCTTTTCTTAGCCATTTTATGGCACAAGTTGAACCAGATCGAGGTGTACACAATATGATTTTTTTCATAGATGTACCATTACCTCAAACATAACTCTATTATTATACCATAGTACATCGTACATGTAAACAAAAAAAAGTTTAAATAAAACGAAATTAGTTGTTTACAGCGCCGTTTTTTTGTGATATAATATATGTATAATCAAAAAGGAAGAGGAGTTCTATTATGATTAAATGCTTTATTATTACCGCAGTTCTTAATACTGGGGAAATTTGGGAAACAGTTCGTCATACCAAGGATGGCTTAACTGATTACATTCAAAATATCCTTTCTGATGAGGCTGTAATTAAATTTACAGTTGAGGAGCGTGTATAATGAAAAAATTTGAATTTATTGCTGGTATATTGTTTATTGTTGTAATGTCATCATTACCAATTCTAATGTTTATATAGGAGATTACATGATTGAATTTGAATTTCAGAACCCGGATCAAAATGATATTTGGAGAGAGATTATTGAGTTTTGTATGTCTCAACCAGAAAACACATCACCAGCTGCCTTACAATACTTGGTAGCTAAGGAACTTGGTTATATTGCAAGTAAAACAGCTTGTGCTCTGGCAGCAATTAGATTTTAGGAGGTTTATATGGGAATGTCAAATTATGTTTTGGATCAAGAAGAAAAAATGTTTGATGTTATTGAACAGGCAATTATAACCTGTGATCATCTCACAGAGGTAATGCAAGAAGCTGTTAAGAATAAGTCTCTTGTACCACATTGGACTGTACAAGAAATTGAAGATGCCTGTAGTGAATATTGGGAAGAGTATTGGGCGAGTAAAATATAATGAAGAGAAGGAGATTTCTAAACTACTTACTAGATACGTCCGTGTAGAGGCGTTGATCAGCTAAAAGCACTATCTCGAAAGAGGTGTTAGTTTATACTAGCTCGGGCGTATCTAGTAAGTGGTTTAGAATTAGGTTTTTATTAAGAGGAGTTTTATAATGCTGCACTTTGTTGGTTTTCGAAATGATAATGATTATCTGGCTGCTGTTAGGGTTTTTGGTAAGCCTGACTTTGTCCATGTTACTCATGATCATCGTATGTATGGTGATGTTGATAGAGATAACGATACTGTTGTCTTTTCACATAAAGCAGATCCTGATCGTGTTTCTCAATTCACTGATCAGGATCATGAGAGGCACTAATGGCACATCAATCGGAACTTATTAATACCAAAGGCCATCCATTTGTGGGTGTCCAATGGGAGGTCGAAGGCAGTAAGGGCAATCAATATCTGGTCGGTATGTATGATTCCGGATTTGATTGCACTTGTATCGCCTTTCGTAAATGTAAACATATTAAAGCAGTAGAGGAGAGAATCTGTGAAGAACCCAGTTGCTAAATATTTGATGTGTTCGTATGCATATTATAAAGAGGATGATCCTTTAATTTCTGACGCAGAGTTTGATGAATTGGGTAAATGGATGCTCGAGCATTGGGATGCAATTGATCATCCTCATAAGAAATACATCACAAGACATGATCTAACTGCTGGTACATTTTTGGGTAAATATCCATCGATGATTCCTGGTGCGGTTAGATCATACCGTGAGATGAAGAAAAAAGAAGGAACTCTTGAAAACTTTTTTAAATAAAATGCATTTTAGGGGTTTACAAATTAAACTAATTATGGTATAATAGTTACATAATCAAAAAGTGAAGAGGTTTATATTATGGCACATATGGTAGAAACAATGGCTTATGCCGGTCAGGTTCCATGGCATGGATTAGGTGTTCCTGTCTCTAATGATTTGACACCAGTTCAGATGATGCAAAAAGCTGAACTAGATTGGAAAGTCCGTGAAGTGGAATCATTTATTGAGTTCGATGGTAAAAAAATGCCAACCGGACAAAAATCATTGGTACGCGAAACCGATGGTAAAATTTTAACAAATGTTGGTGAGAATTGGAAATCTGTTCAGAACGAACAGGCCTTTGAATTCTTTCATGAGTATGTGATGGCAGGTGATATGGAAATGCACACTGCAGGTTCACTCAAGGGTGGTCAGATGGTCTGGGCTCTAGCCAAGATTAATTCTTCCATGGATTTCTTTAAGGGTGATCAGGTAGATTCATATCTGCTCTTTTCTAATCCTCACCAATATGGTAAGACGATTGACATTCGTTTTACACCAATCCGTGTTGTGTGTAATAATACACTGACACTTTCACTAGACCAAAAGACAGAACAATCAGTTCGTGTTGGCCATAGAGTAGAGTTTGATGCATCAACTGTCAAACGTGCTCTTGGCATTGCTAGTGAGAAAATGGGTGTATATGGTGAAATGGCTAAATTCCTTGGTAACAAGAGATTTACTGAGGATTCATATATCGAATACCTTAATACGGTATTTCCCCGTACTTCCGATAAGCGTGTACAGGACAAGCAGTTATCAGCTGAAACCCTATCACGTAACGCCAAGTTGGCCTATGATGTCCTTGACACACAGCCAGGCGCGGAATATGCTCGTGGTACGTGGTGGCAGGCATTTAACTCTGTCACATATATTACAGATCATGTTCAAGGTCGGAATGCCGATAATCGCCTTTATTCATCATGGTTCGGTGGTAATCAATTACGGAAACGTGATGCACTCCAAACCGCAATTGAATTTGCAGAGGCGGCGTAATGGGAATAATCGTAACAGCCTACGGTCTTTTGATCGTAGGCAATTTTGTCATAAGTGGAATAACAGTCACCTTTGGAGGTTAACATGAGTATAGAACGTAGTATTGAACGTGATGTCAAGGTAATGACTAAAGGTTCATTTGGTGTTGATTGGGAAATTGCCATGTTAGAAGGCAATCAAAAATTAAGAAAAGCAGAACGAAAGCGCCTAGAGCGGCTTCGGGCAGTTAAAGTTCAGATGGTAGAAAATCCAGATGAATGTAAAAAATTGGTAAAACGATATAAGGAAATGTCATGAAGGCACATAGTATTGAACAGACAGCCGCTTGGGCTAAGAGTTGGAATATGAAAGGATATGAACACCTGTATCCAGAAAACCGTGAAAAGGCTCGTCAATTTGCTATTAAACTAGTTAATGATCAGAGACGAGATAAGGAAAATCAAAAATCGTCTTAGAATATTTAACAAAAGTTTAATATAACAGGATCATTGGTTTGGTTAAATATTATTGAGGCGGTTGAGCGCCTCTTTAATTTTAACAAAGGGAAAATAAATGAAAAAATTAATCTTTACACTAGCTCTTGTACTAGCGTCCTCAAATGCGCATGCAAGAGACACAATCACTTCGGTCGGTTCATCGACTGTATATCCATTCACAACTATTGCTGCTGAAAAGTTTGCTCAGAGCACAGGTAGTAGAATTATTGTGGAATCAACCGGTACCGGTGGAGGAATGAAACTCTTCTGTAATGGTATTGGAATTGAACACCCAGATATGACTGGCGCATCACGTGCTATTAAAGATAAAGAAGCAAAAATGTGTGCCAAGAATAATGTAACATTTGACGAAGTAAAGATTGGTTTTGATGGTATCACCATTTCAAATTCAAATGAAGCACCAAAAGCAGCATTTACCAAACAACAACTCTTTAAAGCAGTATCAGACCCAAATATGAAGATGTGGTCTGATATTGATCCATCATTACCAAACAAAGAAATTTCTATTATGGTTCCTCCTCCAACCTCAGGAACAAGAGATGCATTTGTCGAACTTGTAATGCATGGTGCCTGTAAGGAAATGGGAATGTCAAAGAAGGAATATAAAGCAAAATGTTCTTCATTCCGTGAAGACGGTCAGGTAATTGTAATGGGTGAAAACGACAATTTGATTGTTGAAAAACTTGTTGCAGATCCTGACATGTTTGGTGTATTTGGATTCTCTTTCCTTGATCAGAATCTAGATAAGGTACATGGTGCAACTGTAAATGGTGTAGCTCCTACATTTGAAACCATTGCAGATGGATCATATAAAGTCTCACGCCCACTTTATGTTTACTTTAAGAAAGAACATATGGGTGTAATTCCTGGATTGGCAGAGTTTAAATCTTTCTATATTGATTTAGCAGCAGATCCAACCTCACAACTTGCTGAGGCTGGTCTGATTCCACTTAAATAATCCTACACTCCCAGTAGAAAAGACGGCTTCGGCCGTCTTTTTTTGTTTACATTAATGTATAAATAGTGTATAGTTAACTATGATTAACATACCGAGGTACATAAGATGAATAGACTTAAAACATTTATTAGGGAGATGGCAGCCGTGAAAACATCTAATTTAGATGCAGCCTTTCTGAAAAGAGCACAAAAGGTTACATCATTTAATTTAAGGGCTGCAGATTTTGAATCAACACAATATAAAGCAGAGATTCAACATCTATTTAGAACACATCTATTTCCGGACTTTGATTTAAGTCAGACCATGGTTGGACCACCAAATGTAGCTCAATTGAATAAACGAATTGATATACTAAAAAGACAAAATTTTGGTAACTATAATAAACTACATTTCTATAATCTAAAAGGGGTAGGGCCGGGAGAGGCAACTCTTTACTTTCTTTTAGATGATGCACATCTAGGTGGTGGTGGATCTGCTGGTGTGGATTTGATTGTAGGTTCAAAACAGTATGAAGTAAAGGCATCACTCTATTCTGCTGCCGATAGTACTGTGTATGGATTTAAATTGGGTGGTACTGCTGCCCTAGGTAAAATGGTTAATGAATTGGTGAGATTAAAAAATGAATTAGGACTAAAATCTGCCGGTAAAGGACAGAATGAAGTCGGACCAAAAAACCTTGAGGCCATTCAAAAGGCTTATCCTAATGAATATAGAAAATTGGAAAATGATTATGCTAGAACTGCCGGACAATATTTTGGTAAAACTCCAGTAATCTTTATTAATAATAACGCTAGTGTAAAATTGGATCCGGATGATCCAGTTGAAAAAGTAAGATTGTTGAGTAATGCAGCTGGTAATGTCCTTGCAATTAAATCTGTAAATACAAAAGATATTAAAATCCAAACAGTAACTCAAGGCACTATTAAACCAAGAGTAAAAATTTAATGGCACAGTATTCAGTCAGTCGAGGTAGACACTACAATCGAAACGCTAATCGCGATATTCATGAAGTGGTTATGCTTTCGGATAAAGATGGAAATATTCTCAATACATATGGTCCATCTGCTAATATTCCAATTGCAGATGGTTCGGTAGAAGGTTATTCAGTAAGAAACATTTTTGGTGGTACTGGTGCTAGCACTTATATTGTAACCACCGAATTTAGAACTCCATGGGAATTAGCAAGTAATTACGCATTTCCTGTTAGTGCATCTACAATGAGTTTGGTAAGTACGAGTACATCAGATACTGCTGTAACGGTTTTAATTTTAGGACTTGATGCAAATTATAATCAAATAAGTGAAACTCATACACTCACTGGAACCACACCCATTATCACAACGAATAATTTTTTCAGAATCAATGATATGGTATGTACGGCTGGTAATGCAGTGGGTGATATTACGTTAAGTGTTGGTGCTAATGTTTATTCAAAAATCTTAGCAGGAAACGGAAGAGATCAAAAGGCGGTATATACTGTTCCTGCTGGCTATTGCTTTTTCTTGACTCGTATTGATGCTTTCTGTACTGATGCGAATGGTGGCAAGGCAGCGCGATTTAGAAACTATTTAAGATCACCAAACGGTAGAGAATTAAGAGTTGCTGATACAACGTTTTTTGAGAACATGAGTATTATGAGGCAAGCGCCGTTTAAGTATGATGAAAAAACAGATATTGAAATGCAACTTCGTTCCTTATCTGGATCTACATTTGGGTCAATTTTTGCCGAAGGGATACTGGTGAAGCAATGAGTTTTAAGGATTTTATTACAGAACAAAAGAATACTCATATGACTCATATTGAGGATTTAGTTCTCTATGGTGGTGTCAAAGGGACAAGAGATGCTATTATGGCATTACGTTCAATGAGAGATATGTTAGGAGGAGTGCATGATGGAAATGTATCTGTTAAGTGGGACGGAGCTCCTGCTGTGTTTGCTGGCACTGATCCTAGTGATGGAAGATTCTTCGTGGCGAAAAAAGGGATCTTTAACAAATCTCCCAAAGTATACAAGAGTAATGCTGATATTGATGCTGATACTTCTGGTGACCTTAATGCAAAGCTTAAACTTGCTCTACAATATTTACCTGAATTAGGAATTAAAGGAGTTATTCAAGGTGATTTTCTCTATGGCCCAGGCGATATCCAAAAATCTAAAATTAAAGGTAAAGACTATATTACCTTTCACCCCAATACAATTGTATATGCAGTACCGGCTGGGACGGACATGGCCAAGCAAGTTACGTCAGCAAAAATTGGAATCGTATGGCATACGAGCTACTCAGGATCCTCATTCGAAACAATGAAACAAAAATTTGGTGTTGATGTATCCAAATTAAAAAAATCAAAGAATGTTTGGTCACAAGATGCAATGTTAAGAGATATGACACAATTTAGTATGTCTAAAAAAGATACAGAAGAAGTAAATGTGTTATTGAGTGAAGCAGGAAAAATATTTAATAAGATTAGTGGCACAACTCTACGGCAACTTGAAAAAAATCAAAACCTTGCCAGAACAATAGAACAATTTAACAATACATATGTCAGAAAAGGTGAAGTTGTTATTAATACAACTCAACATGTCAATAAACTCATCTCTTGGATCAAAGGCAGATATCGTGCCGAAATATCTAAGCGATCAACCGAAAAAGGTAAGGCTGCACAACAATCTAAATTAGATGAGGTTCTTTCATTTTTCTCTGCAGAAAATAAAAAATCACTAAAATTTATGTTTGATTTACAGAAATACATTATTCTGGCAAAACTAAAACTTATAAATATACTTAATAAGTTAAATGGTGTTCAAACGTTTTTAAAGACAAATAAAGGATATCGCACAACAGGCCAAGAAGGTTATGTTGCAATAGATAAACTTGGTGGTGATGCAGTGAAAATTATTGACCGGATGGAATTTTCATTCGCCAACTTTTCACCGACTATATTAAAGGGATGGGATAAACCAGGAAGGAATTAACGATGGCAAAATTGCTTCGTTTTAAAGATCTATTAGAGATGGACGGACAGTCTCCTCTAGAACAAAAACCATTATCATTTAATGATATGCATTCGACTGAGTATCGTCCTGGTGAGGACGAGCTTACGAATTATCGTGCGTATCGTAGAAGAAAATTTGGTGTTGGTACTGGCGAAGGTGGCCCAATCGGTGAGTCTGTCGAGACAGATGAGGCCCTTGATATCCGTCAAAGACTTGCTAAGTCAAGAATGTTTAGAAGATTTAAATCAAAAATTAAATTAGGCCGCGATCGCGCCAAACGCCGTATGGCAAAACCTTCTGTTCTTAAAACAAGAGCAGATAAAGCCGCAAGAAAATTTATTCTTAAAAAAATTACAAAAGGTGTAGATAAGAGTGATCTTTCTTTTGCCCGTAGACAAGAAATTGAAAAACGTCTCGAGAAACCTGCCGTAAAAGCTAGAATTAAGATGTTAGCTAAAAGGTTATATAAAGATGTACGGAAAAAAGAAGTTGAGCGGAAAAAAGGTTAATGATTAATTCATTTAGTACATTTTTGGTTGAAGAAGAAAAAACTCTATACTTCGTGTGGGGGCGAATGAATCCGCCTACCGCTGGTCATGAGAAACTTTTAGATTTTTTGAAATCAAAAGCTGGTAGGAATCCATTTAGAATCTATCTGACACAATCCGAGGATAAAAATAAAAATCCAATTCCATTTGTGCAAAAGGTAAAGTTTGCACGGAAGGGATTTCCTCAGTATGCACGTCAGATTATGCTTAATAAGAAATTAAAAACAATTTTTGATGCAATGACATCCTTTTATGATGAAGGTTTCAGACGCGTTGTCATTGTTGCTGGCAGTGACCGTGTTAATGAGTATGACATCACACTAAATAAGTATAACGGTGTGAGAGGTAGACACGGTTTCTATAACTTCGAAAAGATTACCGTGATGAATGCAGGTAATCGTGATCCAGAGTCAAAAGGTGTTGAGGGTGTATCCGGTACCAAATTGAGAGGATATGCCGAGAGTGGTAACTTTACTAAGTTTGTCCAATATATGCCTAAGAAACTTTCAAATTCAGATGTAAAGAAAGTATTCAATGCAGTTCGTAAAGGCCTAGGTCTAAAAGAAGAAAAAGAATTTAAAAATCATGTACAATTAGAGCCTGTGAATAATCTCCGTGAATCATATGTAAATGGAGAATTGTTTAAGGAAGGTGATCAGGTTGTAATAAAAGAATCAGGTGAAATTGGAACAGTCAAGAGACTTGGTTCTAACTATGTAATCATCGAAGGTTCTGGTAATCAATACCGTAAATGGCTTGATGCAGTTGAGTTGGTTGACGAAACACAGACCAAATATGAAATTGCTAATTTTTCTACCAAGATGGAATCCCTTAGTGAATCCATGCAAGAACGTGAAGATCCAGACATTGGAGATCGTAAGGGATCACAACCTGCAAACTACCATGCTGGTTTAAAAAAATCAACAAAGCTTGCACGTGATCGTCAGTTTAAAAAACAAGCAAAAATGGCTGATGATAACCCAAAGGCTTATAAGCCGGCTCCAGGCGATAAAAAAGCTAAAACAAAACCAAGTAAACACACCATGAAGTTTAAACAAATGTTCGGTGAGAATGAAATGCAATCACTTGCAAAAAAGAGAATCGAACGTGAAAAACAAATGGATAAAATTAAACACGATCGTATGATGGATCGTGCACGTACCAGAGATACTATGAAAAAAAATAAGGAAACCAAATGATTAAATTTAGCCAATATCTTTCAGAAGAAGAAAAAAAGGGCCTTGCGGCTAAGGCTGAAAAGTCTGGCATGCCAATTGGTATTCTCCGTAAAGTCTATAACCGCGGCATGGCGGCATGGAAAACAGGACATAGACCAGGCACAACCCCACAGCAATGGGGTATGGCAAGGGTTAATTCATTTGTAACCAAATCTTCAGGTACTTGGGGTAAAGCAGATAAAGACCTAGCAGCAAAGGTAAGAAAGTAACATGAAAACATTTTTTGAACTCAGAGAAGGTTATGCTTCTAATGAAAGTTTGGAAGACAGAATCAAGGCAGATGTTAAAGCAGGAACTGGTACAGCACTAATAGTTAATAAGCACAAAAATTCTGTTAAAAACACAAATGATATTCATAAAATAATTCACAATGTTAGATCAAATATGAATAAAAATGAAGATTCAGATGCTGTAAAGGCATTCCTTGCAAAGGGTGGTAAAATTAAAAAACTTCCACCAGCAAAAGCTCAAGGTTACCATGGTAAGGATGATCCAGGTAAAGGCATGCATGGTATGCTTGATAGACCGGATACCAAAAAGATTGGTACTCGTAAAAAGGCCAGGTCGATGGAAGCTACTGAAAACTATCAAGTTCAGCAATATAAAGATGGTAAAAAGGTCGGTTCTCCTAAATCATTTGGTGGTAACCTGAAAAAAGCCACTGCACATGCAGACAAAATGGGCACAGATCATAGAGTCCATAAAGAAAATAATGTTGATGAACAAGGTGCAGGATTATGGGCAAACATTAGAGCTAAAAGAGCTCGTGGTGAGCGCATGCGTAAACCTGGTGAAAAAGGTGCACCAACACAGGCTGCATTGGACAGAGCAAAAGGTAAATAGGATGAAAACACTAGATCAAATTAGAGAACAAAAAGATCCTGGTGAATATGACCAAGAAGGGGATATGGCAAAAACTCAATTAAGAACAATTATTGATGCAGCCAAGGAACTTCACAATATGCTCGGTAAGGATGATAATTTACCAGAATGGGTTCAGAATAAAATCACAAAAGCAACTGATTATATTGACTCAGCAAGAGATTATATTAAATCAGAGAAGGCAGACTAATGAAAAAGTTTAAACAATTTTCTGAAGAAATGACCTTTAAAGTAGAGGTTGAGGGGTTACCTTCACTCTTTATGTCTGGTAATTCTCCTGGGCAAGTGAAAAACCATCTTCGTAAATTGATTAAACAACCTTCAATGATTAAATCTGTGGAACGTCAAACAAAACATGATGTAAAGAAAACATATCGCGCCAAAGCTCAAGGTAAAGATATTGATGAAAACCTAAAAATTGAATTAGATGAAATAGCAAAAGATACAATAAGCAGATATAAGAAGGCAGCATCAAAAAGTAATTATGCCGCTGCTCAAAAATATGCTCGTGTTGCAGCATCTCCTACATCACGGAAATATAAGAATAAAGAGATGGATCGTCTAGACAATATCGGCCGTAAACGTAAGGCTGGTCTTGCTATGGCTGACAGAAAAGAATCTTTAGACGAAAGAACCCCAATTCGTCCTACTATCCAAGATCCAAAATTAAAAAACTTACGTGTACCCAACCCAAAATATAAAGATGCTATGAAACGTAAGAAAGAGAATGAAAGATCAGCAGACAAGTTTAGAGAAGATAATGTCAGTGAAAAATTGACCATTGGAAAAATTCGGAGGGCAGCGTATAAAACCGCAAAAGCGTTGGGCGATGTACAAGCAGTCAAAAAAGGTAAGGTTGCCAGACGCGTAAAGAATCGTGTGGTAGGTAAATTACTCGGTAAAGCAGTAGGTAAATTAGGACTTTTTAAGTAATGGATAAATTTAAAACATTTATGGAAAAAGATTCAAAGGGACATTTTCGTCCTACTGAAAAAGGTGCCGGCATGACACAAAAAGGTGTTGATGCATATAATAGAAAAACCGGCGGCAATCTTAAAACTGCAGTTACTGGTAAAGTAAAGCCTGGAAGTAAAGCAGCTGGTCGTAGGAAATCATATTGTGCTCGTAGTGCAGGCCAAATGAAAATGTTTCCTAAAGCTGCTAATGATCCAAATAGTAGATTACGTCAAGCTCGTAGAAGATGGAAGTGCTAATGGCTGATACAACTAATCATAGACTCGATCGTATTGAAGAAAAGATAGATCAATTAGCAACTGCAATGGTATCTATTGCTCGTGCTGAAGAAAAGATTGCTGCTATGCAAGAATTTCAGCAGAATCAAATTGAACGTGTAAACAGATTGTCTGTAAAATTAGATGATATCGAGAAAAAGGTGGATGAAAATCATCGTACCGTTTGTCTTATAAATAAACTTGTATATGCCGCTTTAATCGCAGCGGTTGGAGCGTATGTGGCTCAATATTTTACTTAGGAGAAGAAAATGGATTTTAATCCTTTCAAGAGTGGTTGGGCCACACAAGAAACGGTCCAAGAGAATTGTGAAGGCATGATATGTAAATCATGTGGTGATGAATATGGTAAACCTACCAATGAAAAATGTATGTATGATTCAAAGGACCCAAAGGGTAAAAATTGGATCAAAGCAGAAACAAAGAATGAAGCAATGGATCCTGTAGACAAAAAAGAATTAAAAGGTAAACATGCCGATCGTAAAGATAAAGATCTAGATAACGATGGTGATGTTGATTCATCTGACAAATACCTTCACAAACGTAGGAAAGCAATTAGTAAAGCTATGGAAAATACAAATAAAGAAGGTTACTATAAAGACCTTGAAATTAAAAAGCAGGATAAAGCAATGGGCGCCAAACCAGTTCCTAAAAAGAAAAAGAATGAAGCAAAGGGTGGTGGTAAAGAAGGTGATGTGTCTATGAATCCTAAAATGGATGATGGTAAAACAGAACAAAAAGAATCACGTATTCGTTCGGCTTTGAAATCTGTTCTTGAGTCAAGAGATAAGCATTATGAAAAAGCTGGTCCTACCGAAACCATGAAAGATATGCGTAAAGGTAAGGGTGCTGAAGACATGATGAAGGATGCAGATGCAGAGATTGCTAAAGGCCCTGATGCTCATTTAAATGAGCCTGAAATTGATGTTAAAAACTTTCAGAACATGACAAAGAATGTTCCAGCAACAAAGTCTCGTACTAATGATAATAAGCAAGGCGATAAAAAGGTTGTTCCTGGTGGAACTCAATTTAAAGATCCTGCAGCAATGAAACCAGAAGAATCTCTCACAAAAGCAGATGATAAACAATCTGGTGGATTTGTGAAAAAAGAATCTGTCTCATTTGCTCAATCAATTCAGAATATGAGAAATGTATATGCTGAAATGAACTCTCCAAAGAACGAAGAGGAATAAAAATGGGATATTTAGATAACGCAATCGCAACCACGCGCGGATGGGTATCACCTAAGGGTGAGTTGTTAAAAGCACAAAAAATGTCAAAGGCAGAAGTTGATGCGCATAATGGTGTAAAACCAACACCTGCACCAAAGGCTGCTCCAAAAGTTGATATGTCTGCAGTAATGGAAGAAGCAGAAATGGAAAATGAAATTCAACAATTAAATGAGGCACCAGTTAATGGTAAATCACTTGAAGAAATGAATAAACTTGAACTTGAGTCAATTGGTCGTCAACATGGTGTAGAACTTGATCGTAGGGAAAAGAAATCATCATTGTTGAGTCAAGTTAAAGACCTTATGGGTTAATAATATATAACCTTTATGATGAACAATATTTTAACTGATGATACGCTATTTCTCTATGCGGCAAAGCATTATTATAAACCTCAATTTTCTGATATAGAAGAATTTTTTGAGGACTTGAAAAGATTTAAGTATATTAAGCGATTGGTGAATAGATATTTAGAAACAGATACCTTTCCTGATCGCTTATTACTTAATCATGTTATAATTATTTTTAATGTTTTTGGTGTAGAAGCTACATTAAAGATTTTAGAATTGAGATTAGAAGATAGACATTGGCCTGTGATTAAACCAATTTTGTTATATTTAAATTATATTAAAAATGATCAATACACTGGAATTGTAATGGATCCATATGTAGTAGATTTTTTGAGGAAACTTTAATGGGGTTAGTAAAACGAGCTGCCGATCTGGCATATACCTTTAGATTCATACGTATGCTCGTATTAGACTGGAAGGAATGGGATGCTTTTAAACTTGGCATTATTGATGCAGAAGGTAAAAGAGATAGAAATACCAAACTTGACAGTGATGAGAAAAAATCGGCCTATACTCCATTTATTCGGTTATGTGCCAACATTAAGAGACTTGTTGCGAATTTACCTGGTGGTAGCAGTAAGCTTGGCAGTTTTGCATCTGCTTTGTATCTCATTAAAGAGCATTATGGCCTAAAGGATAATCAAATAGAAAGTATTACAAAGAAATTTGGATTGGATACTATAGATTTTATTTTAGAAGGTAATGATTGGATTCTATTAGATGATGGTTCTATTGGGCCTGGTGTGTATAGAATTAAAGAAAATAAGCTTTTGAGTAAAACACTAGATGAAATGGCTTGGGCCAAAGATCAGATAAGAATTAGTGAAAATTGTTATCCAGTTGGTGATGTTTTTGGAATTCCAATTTACGAGGCAACTCACATGAAAACTAATCAGAAGATTCATGTAACTATAAACGAGATTTACAAATGAGTAAAATTAGAGATATTACCAAATTCCTCAGCTTAACTGCAGCAGAGAATCCAACAAACCAACCATTGGCGCCAACAGATGCTGCTCTCGACTCAGCCGAAGCATTGGCATTGATTACCGGTGGTAATGCAATTACAATTACATCTGGTGTTGTTAATCATGATGACACTTCATCACAATCCTCAGTCAACAACTCTGGATCAAACTTTATTCAAGATATTACACTTGACACCTACGGCCATGTGACTGCAATTACATCTGCAGAAGCAGGTGGTGGTGGTGGTCTAGGAGATTATGGGGCAGCAAACTCTACAGGCACTGCTGCATCTGCTACAGGTACAGACGCTATTGCAATCGGTGAAGGGGCGGCAGCTGGTGGATCAGATGGCATTGCAATTGGTTCAGGCGCATATGCGCATAATCAACAGGATAATATTTCAATTGGCAAAAACACAATGTCTGGTAATACAGGATCGTTAAATGTTGCAATTGGAAGAGAAGCCGCTAGGAACTCAGGCAGTGCAAATTCATCTGTATACGTGGGGCATTGGTCTGGTGATGGATCAAACGGGCACTCAAGCACTTTTATAGGTTATGCTGCTGGCAATAACGTAGACAATTACGGTAATACCGCAATTGGATACCAAGCCATGCAAAACAACACCACCGGCGGAATACTAAACACTGCAGTTGGTCATAAGGCTGGGTTTGATATATCAAGTGGCAATTGGAATACTTGTATTGGAACCAGCGCTGGGTGGAATATAACTACTGGAAATAATAACGTTATTGTTGGCCAAGGTGCCGGACAGGCGTTGACAAGCGGTGGCGCTAACACAATGATTGGTGCAAACGCCGGTATCAATTCTACTGGCGAGTATCACGTTATGGTTGGGTTCAGTAGTGAACCTTCTACTAACACTACTTCATATGAAGTAGTAGTTGGTTACAATTTGACTGGTAAGGGTCAAGGTCGCGGTTATTACGGCGGCGTTAACGGAGTATATAATGAAGCAAACAGCTCCACTTGGACTACAACATCTGATGAGCGTATCAAGACAAACATTACAGATTATACCCTTGGGTTAGACACTCTTGGTCAAGTAAATGTAAAGACATATAATTACCTTTCTGATTCAGCAATTGCTGCAGCACATCCTGAACTTGCAGATAGCGATGGTTTGGTAAAAGAGAGACTCAATACAGAAAAAACTGTTGTTGGTATTATGGCCCAGGAACTTGAAGCAGTATTACCAAATTCGGTTGAAACTCGCGACAACGGTATCAAGTCTGTCAATAAGGATGAATTGTTCTGGGTGATGCTTAATTCAATCAAAGAACTCAAAGCAAGGGTGGAAGCACTGGAGAATGCATAATGAGTAAAATAAAAGAAGATGCACCAACAGTAAACACTTCAGCAATTCCAGATCCAAAGACAACTGCGCAGGGTCCTAGGTTTAAACCAAAAACTATTCACGATCGCCGTAAGAAAAAGGGTACTCCTCTTTTGTTAAAAAGATTTAGAGATTACTATAACGATAAAGGTATAGGGTAATGGCAAGTGTAAATAGAGATATTGCAAAGATTCTAGGTAGAACCGAAGCAGTAAATACAGATAATGTTGCACTTGGTAGTGGTTCAGGTTTGACTGTATATGCCACACCAAATTTATTACCAACATCAGGATTTGCAGCAGGTGACCAAGCATTTGTAACCAGCAATAACAGAATCTACATTTCGAATGGTTCTGGTTGGTACAATGTTGCCTTAATTAATTCCACGCCGACATTTACGAGTGGGCCTGCAGGATCTTATGCACTAGCAACTGACCTAACACCAACAGTTATTACTCTAGTTGCGCAAGATAGCGATGGACAGGCGGTAACATATTCCGGAACTCCAAGTGGAATGGATGGTATTGCTACATTAAGTCAGGATTCGAGTGTATTTACTGTCACACCGCTTACAGATAGTGCTGGCGGTAATATCGGATCATTCACAATTACCTTCCAAGCAACTGATGGTATCGGTATTGCATCTGCGCTATCTACATTTACTTTATCATTTGGTCCTGATTGGTCTGCAACACCCACTGAAAGTATTCTCAGAGCATCAGATGCACAAGCGGATGATTGGTTTGCATGGCAAGTAGCAATAAGTGCCGATGGAAATTACGCTATTGTTGGTGCACGATATGAAGACACAGGTGGATCTAATGCTGGTGCAGCGTACATCTTTACAAGATCTGGATCAACTTGGTCACAGCAACAAAAAATAACTGCATCAGATGCACAAGCGGATGATTATTTTGGTTATTCAGTATCCATAAATTCTGATGCTACTTATGCTATTGTTGGGGCATATGGTGAAGACACAGGTGGAACTGATGCAGGTGCAGCGTATATCTTTACACGATCAGGATCCACTTGGACACAGCAACAAAAAATAGTATCATCTGATATACAAGAAGGTGATTATTTTGGATTTTCAGTCTCAATCAATTCTGATGCTACTTATGCAATCTGCGGCGCAGAATATGAAGACACAGGTGGATCTAATGCTGGTGCTGCTTATGTCTTTACAAGATCCGGGTCTACTTGGACACAACAGGCAAAAATAACTGCATCAGATGCACAAGCATCAGATTTTTTTGGTTATTCAGTATCCATAAATTCTGATGCTACTTATGCTATTGTTGGTGCTCGTCAAGAAGATGGTGGAGCAGGTGATCCATTAACTGATGCTGGTGCTGCTTATGTCTTTACAAGATCGGGTTCTACTTGGACACAACAAGCTAAATTAGTTTCATCAGATGCACAAGCAAGTGATTATTTTGGTTTAAACGTATCAATAAATTCTGATGGCACATATGCTATTGTTGCCGCATATGGTGAAGGTGATCCATTATATCGATCAGGCGCGGCATATATCTTTACACGATCTGGATCCTCTTGGTCGCAGCAACAAAAGATAGTATCATCAGATTTACAAGCATCAGATTATTTTGGTTATGACGTATCAATAAATTCTGATGCAACAATAGCTATTGTTAGTGCATTGTTCGAAGATGGTGGATCTGGTGATCCATTTAGTAATGCTGGTGCAGCATACATCTTTACTAGATCAGGTTCCACTTGGACAGAAGTTAAAAAACTAACTGCATCAGATGCACAAGCATCAGATCTTTTTGGTCAATCGGTATCAATAAGTTCTGATGGATCTTATGCTATTGTTGGTGCAAGGGGTGAAGACGGGGGCGCTGGTGATCCATTATCTGCTGCTGGTGCAGCATACATCTATGAAGCAGGTTAATTATGATTAAACTTTATATTGCGATCTTTATTGTTTCTCTCCTTGCTGGTTTCGGATATAGTGCCAAATACTATTACGACACTACACAGAATACTATTGCTACACTACGAGAAAATAATGTAAAACTTGAAACTGCAGTCCAAGCAAAAGATGCAGCAATTAATCAACTTGAGACTGATGCAAAAGTACAGGCTCAACTCAATAGTAAACTCACAAAAGATTTACAGAAATCAGAAGCATACAGAGATACATTAACTGCCAAATTGGCAAAGCATAATCTCACACGCGACAGCTTGATGAAACCTGGTCTAGTTGAAAAGGTAATTAACAATGCTACTAAGAATGTCTTTAATGATTTTAGGGATATCACTGCTCACAGCGTGCAGTAGTTATAAACCTGAAAAAGAAATTGTAACTGTAGAAAAGATCATCAAACCACAGATTCAAGTGGTTGAGAGACCTAAACCAGTACAGATGAACGACATCAAGTTCTATGTCGTCACAGAACAAAATCTTGATGCATTTATTGAACGATTCGGCAAAGAGAATGGAGAGATTGTCTTTTATTCTATTTCTGTCCGTGACTATGAGAACATGGCAGTAAACTTAGGTGAATTAAGAAGATACATAGAACAACAGAATAGTGTTATCTTATATTATGAAACCGCTGTTAATCCACCAATCGAAGAAAAACCGGTGGAATAGAAAACAGAAAAAAAGTTATCCTAAAATAGTTTTTACCAAAAAATATTTTTAATAAAAGGCGACCTAGAACGTAAACTAATGGTTTACAAAGGTTGCCTTTTGATATATAATAGTACCAGAATAAAAAAATCAAAACAATCGAGGTAACATAATGGCTACACCAAATGTAGACACGAGGGCATTTTTGTCTCAAACGAAATTTTACGAAGGCTATTCCCGCTTTAAAGAGACCGGAAATGGCGGTTATGAATCATGGGATGAAGCTGTTGATCGTGTAATTGAAATGCACGAAAATAATTATGCAGATAATGAAAAGGATCTTAGACCATTTATTGAAGAAGCTCGTACAGCTTATAAAGAGCAGCGTGTACTTGGAGCTCAACGTGCACTACAGTTTGGTGGTGATTCACTATTGAAACATCAGATGAGAATGTATAATTGTACTTCATCATATGCAGATCGTCCTGCATTCTTTGGTGAATTTTTCTATATTCTATTGTGTGGTGCAGGTGCAGGTTTCTCTGTGCAAGAACATCACATTTCAAAACTTCCACAAGTACAACAAAGAACCAAACAAGCCAAAGGTCACGTTGTAGAAGACTCAATTGAAGGTTGGGCCACTGCACTTGATGTTCTTATGGCATCATATTTTGTTGGTGGTGGTAAATATCCAGAATACGAAGGACGTAGAGTATTCTTTGATCTAACACAAATTCGTCCAAAAGGTGCTAAAATCTCTGGTGGATTTAAGGCTCCTGGTCCAGAAGGTCTTCGTAAATCACTTGATAAGATTGAATTGATCCTACAGAGTCTTGTTATTGATTCAAAAGAGCCGGTTGAAATTCGTCCTATTACTGTGTATGATATTTGTATGCATGCGGCTGATGCAGTCCTTTCAGGTGGTGTTCGCCGTTCTGCAACCATCTGTCTCTTTTCACCAGAAGATGATGAGATGATGAATGCAAAAACTGGTAATTGGTTTATGGATAACCCACAGCGTGGACGTAGTAACAACTCCGCAGTGATTGTCCGCGATGAAGCAACACCAGAAATGTTTGCAAAGATTATGGAATCTGTAAAATCATTTGGTGAGCCAGGATTCTATTTTACAACATCAAAGGAACATACTACTAATCCTTGTGTAGAGATTGGTATGTTTCCACAGTATAATGGTGAATCAGGTTGGCAAGGTTGTAACCTAACAGAAATCAATGGTGGTATGTGTAAGACCGAAGAAGATTTCTATAAAGCATGTAGAGCAGGTGCTATTCTTGGTACACTACAAGCTGGTTACACAGACTTTAAATTCCTTTCACCAGTATCAAAACAAATTTTCGACCGTGAAGCATTGTTGGGTGTATCAATCACAGGATGGATGAATAATCCTGATGTACTTTTTAATGAGAAAATCTTAGAAAAAGGTGCAAAGATTGTTAAAGACATCAATAAAAAAGTTGCTGCAATCATTGGGATTAATGCTGCTGCTCGGACTACTTGTGTTAAACCATCTGGCAATGCTTCAGTCCTACTCCAAACCGCCAGTGGAATTCACGCAGAACATTCACCAAAATATATTCGCAACATTCAAATGAATAAAGAATCTGAAATTACACAGGCGATTATTAAATCAAATCCATATATGGTTGAAGAATCAGTATGGTCTGCCAATGGTACAGATGTTGTAATTTCATATCCTATTATTCCAAATAAAGGTTCAATGTATAAGGATGATTTGCTTGGTGTAAAACATCTTGAACTAGTTAAGACTGCCCAAAAACATTGGGTAATTGCTGGTACCAATGAAGATCTTTGTGCAGATAAGGGTATCCGTCACAATGTATCAAATACCATTATTGTTGATGATTGGGATGAAGTAGAGAAGTATGTATTTGAGAATCGTTATTCATTCTCTGGTATCTCTTTCCTATCTATGTCTGGTGATAAAGATTATAATCAGGCACCAAATACTGCAGTCATTGATGAAAAAGAAATGGTGAAAAAATATGGTGCAGCATCTATCTTTGCATCAGGTCTTGTTGTAGATGCATTGAAAGTATTCCCTAACTTATGGGATGCTTGTTCTACTGCACAAGGTTTTGGTATGGATATTAGTTTGGAATCATCAGAAAATTCTGCCAGACAGGATTGGGTACGCCGATTTGAAAACTTTGCTACTAGTTACCTTAAGGGTGATATTAAGAAAACAGAGCATTGTTTAAAGGATGCATATCTATTCCACAAATGGAATAAAATTCAACAACATTTACAGCTTCCTAATTGGAATGAAGATCTCACAGAACAAGTATTTACCGATGTGGATACTATGGCTGCAGCGGCATGTGCTGGTGGAGCATGTGAAATTGATTTCTAGTCCTTGTGTAAAAATTTGCACTTTGATAGATAATATTTGTATAGGATGCGGTAGATCACCCTCGGAAATTAGAGAGTGGTTTACTGCATCCGATGCACGTAAAGAAGAAATAAGGAAAATCAGTGGAAAACGAATTCAGAATTGAATGTGAAGAATGTGATAACATCACAATTATTCTAGTAGAATCTGGTGATACTCCTGAATTCTGTCCTATCTGTGGACGAAGAGCAGACGTAGAGGACATTTCAGAACCTAATATATAAGTATATGTGGTATTATAATGAAAAGCCTTACGAAGAAACTCCAGAAGAATATCAAGGATTTGTGTATCAGATTACTGAACTTGATACCGGTAAAAAATATATTGGTAAAAAGAACTTTTGGAAACCAAAAATCTTACCAAAGAACTCTAAAAGGACTAGACGGGTACGAACTCGTGTTGAGTCCGACTGGCTCACTTACTTTGGTAGTAGTGAAGAAGTCAAATTACTCATCGAAGAAAAAGGTGAAAAGAACTATAAGAGAGAGATTCTTCGCCTTTGTCAGACAAAAGGTGAGATGTCGTATTATGAGGCAAAACTCCAATTTGAAAGGGACGTACTACTCAGCGATGAGTACTACAATAGTTTTATCGGATGCAAGATACACAAGAGACATTTACCCAAAAACTTATCGAATACTACGGTGACCGATTAGTCGATCCAAATCTATACCCAAAAACTTTTGACTATCAAGTGCAGATTTTTGTTTACATTTACGGAAAAGTATGATATAATAGTATCATAATCAAAAAGTGTAAAAGGTATGTTATGTTTCAGACTGGTGATAAAATAAAACTCAAAGGCAAATCGCGGCACGGTAAAAATCGTATTCATCAATTTGGTGATTCATTTACTGTAGTTGATATTCGACCCCGAATCCAAACAACTGCGCATCGGGAATGTGTTGGACCATTTGCTTTTTTAAATTGCGCACAACCACATTTATTGGCTGGCAGCCGTTGGATAGCGCTTAGTAATGATGACCCAGACTTTGAGGTGGTACAATGATATTAATGGACTTCAGTGGTATTGCAATTGCAACGATTGCAGTAAATAAAGTAAATGATGAGAATATGCTTCGGCATATGATTCTAAATTCAATTCGTATGTACAATAAAAAGTTCAAGGCCGAATATGGTCAAATGATCCTTTGTTGTGATGGTCCAAATAATTGGCGTAAAACATATTATCCACAATATAAGGCCAATCGTAAAAAGTCACGTGATGAGTCAGGCTTTGATTGGCAAGAAGCTTTCCGGATTATGCACTTGGTCAAAGAAGAGATCAAGGAAAACTTTCCATATAAGGTATTGCATATCGACCAATGCGAGGCAGATGATATCATTGGTACTCTTACCGAAAACACACAAGAGTTTGGCCAATACGAAAATGTTATGATTGTATCATCTGACAAGGATTTTCTACAATTACAACAATATCCTAATGTTCGTCAGTGGTCACATATGCAGAAAAAAGAAATGAAGGATGCCAACCCAAAGGTTAACCTTATCGAAAAAATCCTTACTGGTGACTCTGGCGATGGTGTGCCTAATGTATTATCACATGATGATACCTTTGTGAATGGTGAGAGACAAGTGCCATTGTCTAAAAAGAAAAAAGAAGCTATTATAGAGGATTTGGCAGATGGTGAATTATTATATGCAGCTTCATGGTATCGTAACTATCAGCGTAATGAAACACTTATTGATCTAAATAAAACACCGGTCGCCATAAAAGAAGAAATAATAAAAGAATTTAATTCCCAAAATCCTAAGGATAATGGGGCTCGTGTGTTTCCTTATCTTATAAATAAAAATATGAAAATGCTAATTGAATCCGTGGAGGAATTTCTATAAAATGCCTAAGTATGTATTTGAAGTTTTACAAGAAGTAGTAAAACAAAAAGCAAAAGATGACAAGGTCCGTGTTCTTAAACAGAATGAATCATGGGCTTTAAAAGATGTTCTAAGGGGGACCTTTGATTCGAAGGTTGCATGGAATTTACCTGAAGGTGAGCCGCCATATGAGGCATCAGAGCCGCATAACCATCCATCAAATCTTATCCGTGAACATAAGAAATTCAAATATTTTGTAAAAGGTCTTAAAGAAAGTGAACAGCTACCTAAATTCAAAAGGGAAAGACTCTTTTTGGCAATGCTAGAGAGTGTACACCCAGATGATGCAAAGTTGCTTATTGAAATGATTAATAAAAGACCACCTAAAAAGCTAAGTCGCTCTATCGTAGAGGAGGCGTTTCCTGGTCTACTCAGAGATTAATCCTCTCTCATTTCTAATCTCAACTGCGAGTGTGTGCTTATTTGTGCGCGCTCGTTTTTTCTTTACCAAAGGAACTCACATGCCAATCATGCAACTCGAAAGACTTAAGAACGATCTTATTGAACTTGAGACATATGCCGAAAAGCTTATGAAAAAGGGTAGGTCAATGGAAGCAAAAAACATTCTTAAGAAAAGAGATTTTATGATGCGAACGCTAATATCACAGGGAGTTCAAATTTCTTCTTAAAAACACAAATAAGTTGTTTACAAGACAGTGATTATTTGGTATAATATAATATATTAATTATGCGGAAGTGGTATACATTATGAATATTTTTGTTTTGTCTCAAGACCCAGTTGTTGCTGCACAAATGCAATGTGATAAACATGTTGTAAAAATGATAGTAGAGTCAGCACAAATGCTATCAACTGCTCATCGGATGTGTGATGGCCATAAATCAAAGCGGCCATCCAAATCTGGTAAGCGTATGGTATGGTACTATGATCTATATGAAGGTGCCGATGACCTAGAAGCAGAATTGCTCTACTATAAAGCAGTACATCATTATCATCCTTGCACTGTCTGGACCATGGAATCAGATACCAATTATCGTTGGCACTATGAGCATTTTATTGCACTTTGTGATGAATATACATATCGGTATGGTAAAATTCATGGTACCGACTCTAAACTAAGAAATGCATTATGGACAATGCCAAGAAATATTCCAAAAGGTCCATTGACAGAATTTAAATTGGCTATGGCATCCAATCCGGAATGTTTCTTTTATAATGATCCAGTTAAATCGTACCGAGCATTTTACCAAACAAAACAAGATCGGTTCAAAATGGAATGGACCAAACGGCCTGTACCATCATGGTTTATACAAAAGGAAGAATGTAATGGATAAATTAGACCAAATTGATATTATTGAAAATGAAATTGCATACGCAAAGTCGTGTTTGCAACCACATGATACTGGTCATATTAATACTGCTATTGCTTGGATGCAAAGTAGAATTACTGCAATAAAGGAAGAGATCAGAGAAGATGCCAGTCTATACCTTAAAAGATACTAAAACGGATAAGGAAATAGAAGTAAATTGCAGTTATGATGAATTGCAAGAGATTCTTAATGCAGAATCCGATTTAGTTAAAATGCTTTCTACTCCTTCATTTGTTTCATCAACAAAGACACATGCCAATTCTGGCACATCCGACGGTTGGAAAGACCTTTTAGGCCGCATCAATAAAGGTGCCGGCAGACAGAGTAAAATTAAAACATGACCAGTAAATCTCGAGCAACAATTAATGATTTGGTTATACACGAACCGATCACTGAAAACCAAGTTAAAGCATATGAAGCTTGGGATAATGGCGATAATTTAGTATTGGCTGGTTCTGCCGGTACTGGTAAGACATTTGTCGCAATGTATTTAGCACTTGAAGCAATGTTGGAAAAGGCAACACCATACGATAAAATTATAATCTTTAGATCAATTGTCCCTACACGAGACATCGGTTATTTACCTGGTAGTTTGGATGAAAAGAAAGCACCATATGAAATCACATATCAAGGTATGTGTACACAGTTGATTGGTGATGCGGCCGGCTATAATAGACTTATCTCATCCAAACAAATTGAATTTCATACTACTTCTTTTATTAGAGGTATGACTATTGATAATGCAATTATTGTTGTAGATGAGATGCAGAACTTAAATTTCCATGAATTGGATTCTGTAATTACTCGTGTTGGTGAAAATTGTCGTATTGTGTTTAGCGGTGATTACAATCAATCTGACTTTAAAGATGGATTTGAAAAAGAAGGAATTCAAAAGTTTCTAAGAATTGTAGAACATCTTAAAAACTTTACTATTGTGCAATTTGGATGGCATGATATTGTTCGTTCTGACTTTCTTCGTGATTATATTATGGCTAAAGAGTTTCTTGGCTATCGGTAATAGTTGTTTACTTTTTGGCTAAATTGTGATATAATAGTATATTATAATAAAAAAGGTTAGGTTATATGAGGGAATTTATTCATGAGAAAATTGATCTTGGATACGAGGATTTGGTTGCAGACACACGTCCATCAGGCAGAACTTATAGTACTCCTGACGGTAGTCGGTACCCTAGCATTACTACAGTATTAAGTATTTTATCAGAAGAAGCAATTGCTAAATGGAGGGCTCGAGTTGGGATCGAGGAAGCAAATAAGATCGGTCAGAGAGCTTCTGGCCGTGGAACCCTAGTACATTCAATTATTGAAAGGTATTTGCTAAATGAAGACACTAAAGACTTTCTTCCACACATTAGACAATCTCTCGAAAATGTTCGTCCAATCCTTGATGAAAGACTTGGAACGATATATGGTCTTGAGGTACCTCTTTATTCTAGTTATCTTGGTCTCGCTGGTAGAGTTGATTGTGTTGCCGAGTTTGATGGTGTACCATCTATCGTAGATTTTAAAACATCCAAACGAGTAAAGAAGAAAGAACACATTTCTAATTACTTTGCTCAAATGGCTGGTTATGCCGTAATGTGGGAAGAACGCACTGGCATACCAATTACCAATACAGTGGTTATCATGGATGTTGATGATAATGAACCATTAGTGTTCAAAGAACATCGTGATAACCACATCCAACTCCTCCTTGACACCAAAAAAGAATACGATCGCCGTAAACTTTTTTTTAATTAATTACATTTTAGGGGTTTACATACCGATAAAAGTGTGATATAATAGTACCATAATCAAAAAGGAAAGGAAAAGATTATGGGAATGAGCTCATATGTATTAGATCAAGAAGAAAAGTTGTTTGATCTTATTGAAGATACTATCAAAAACAGTGAACATCTTACTGATGTAATGACAGAAGTCGTTAAACAAAAAAATCTAGTGCCACATTGGTCAGTGCAAGAGATTGAAGATTGTGTAAGTGAATGCTGGAATGATTATTGGGAGAGCAAAATATGACAATTTATCTAGATATGGATGGTGTAATTACAGACTTCTTTGGTGGTGTTGCTAAAAAGTTTGGTGTTGATCATTGGAAATCAATCCAGGATCGCGAGATTGCTTTTGCTACTCTTGCCAATACTGACTTCTTTTACGATCTTGATATCTTTCCTGAGACATATTCAATTGTTAAATTTGTCAAAGAAATCTCTGGTGGTGATTGGGGTATCTGTTCATCACCAATGCGCGGTGATATAATGAATTCAGCCTATTGGAAAAGACAATGGTTGAATCGTTGGGATATTACACCACCTTTGGTAGAGAATATGATCTTTACTTCTAATAAGCATAAGTATGCAATGAATAAATTAGATCGTACTCGTAATATTTTGATTGATGATAAACTACAAAATATTGATCGTTGGAATCAAGCTGGTGGTATTGGTATTCGCTTCCAGTGTAATGAAGATGATACTAATGAATACTTATTCCCAGCTATTAAAGAGGCACTACAATATGCAAATCGCTGAATTGTTAAATATGAGAACAGACTTTGAAAACACTATTGAGGATTTTAAAATACCTCAAGAATATTCGGGTTCTGATATAAATAGTCTTAATTGGTTTATTGAGAACGGGCATAAGTCTAATTCACTTCGTGATGGATTCACAAAAGCTCTGCAAATTGCAGAGGCAATCACAACGGAGTACTATAATGACAGAGCCGACGAAGGAAGCAATTGCAGCAGCAAGGAAGACTATTGATGGTCTAGACGATGCTGATACCAATGGCGATGGGCATATCACTGCAGAAGAGCTTGATATGCATCTCGAGTTTAAAAGAAAAGAACTTGAAGATGCAGATGCACAAAGAGATGCTATGAGAAAAATGACTTGGTTTGCATTATTTGGTATGTTACTATATCCTGCCATTATCTTAATCACTACGATTATGGGGCAGGATAAAGCAGCACAACTTATTAGTGATATTGCTCCAACTTATTTTGTCTCTATTTCTGTTTTGGTTGCTGCCTTTTTTGGTGCTGATGCAGTCAAAGGTAAAACGGCGGCTCCTAAGAAATGATGGATCTAGAAAATATACCAAAGATCATTGCCATTGTTACTGCTTCATTTGGTGCTGTTGGTGGTGGTTATACGTTGTGGGATAAACTGCAGTCAAAGGATATCTTAACATGGGCACCAGAGCATTTTCAAGTAAGTAATGCATCAGTCAATGGATCTTTTGATGTTGTAGTTGCAAGAGAAAAGCATAGAGATGATTGTAAGGTAACTGGATTCAGACTTGAAGTCAAAGACAGTAAATATCATGTCCATAAAGCAATTCCAAGTATAGCAAAGTTCAGTGGTCCGGCAAGTGAGAAGATTGATAAGTTTGGTTTCTCATTTACAATAGACCAAGAACATAAAGATATGATTAAACCAGGAGAAGCAATTCTATTGGCACATATTGACTATGAGTGTCCTGAAGGTCCAGTCGTAGTGAACTATCCTGATCACGAGAATTTGAGATTTATGATAACAAACTAGGTTAATATATAATATTAGTTATGTAATAAAGTGAGTAATTATGAAAAGATTGATTTACCAAGTTGCTGTTGGTGCAAAGTCTAGACTATATAAACACTGTATCCAATCGTGCGCAGAATATTGTGCAAAACATGATATTAATCATATTGTACAGACCATACCAAAATTAAGAATTAAACCAGATATCTTTGTTACAAATCGTAGTAAAGAGTCATATGAAAAGCATGGTGGATTCCTTCCAATCTATGAGAAGGAAAATGCCTTTTCATATTTTGACCAATACGATCAGATTGCTATTATTGATGCCGATATCTATATCCGTACAGATGCTCCAAATATTTTTGATGACCTAAAACCAGAAGCAGATTTTGGTGGAGTTGTCGAAGCATCCATGCCTATTCTACCATGGTATGTGCAAAAAATTTCCAATTATTCTAAAATGCAATATGGTCAATTAAAAATCAATTGGCAATATAATGAAGCAACTGGATTCCCATTTATGAATATGGGAATGATGGTAATGAATAAATCATTTGCAAAATATCTGAATGGACAGACACCAGAACAATTTATTCGCCGCGAAGAGTTTAAAAAGTTTGTTGATGGTATGGGTGGTTGGAAATGGTCTACAGACCAAACACTACTTAATTACTGGGTAAATACGTGTGGTATGACCGTGCAGAAGCTTGATTGGAAATGGAACGCACTTTATACTGCAATAGATAATAGTAAAATTAAAGAAGCAAATTTTGTACATTTTTTCCTAAAGGATAAACTACCAAACCGCGGTGAAGATGTAAAAGAATTAATGAAACAAATTGGAGTAGACGAATGAGAATTATTGTATTAGGTGGTGATGGGTTCTGTGGTTGGCCTACATCGTTAAAGTTATTGGATGAAGGTCATGATGTTCTCATTATTGATAATCTTGTTCGGCGGAAGATTGATAAAGAACTAGGTTCAAATTCACTTACCAATATTAGTGACCCTGGCCAGAGAATTAAAGTTGCCCGCGCAATGATTGGTGGTAGCATTGATATCGTCAATACTGATATTAATAATTATGATGAGTTATTAGATATTATTTCTGTTTTTTATCCAGATACCATCATCCATTTTGCCGAACAACGTGCTGCTCCATATTCAATGATTAATTCTACAACTCGGCGCTATACGGTTGATAATAATATCACCAACACACATAATATTCTTTCTGCAATTGTAGAAGTAAATCCAGATATTCACTTGGTACATTTGGGTACAATGGGTGTATATGGTTATTCGAAAGAGTTTGGCGATATTCCAGAAGGTTATCTGAATGTAAAGATTAACTCTACCGAAAAGGATGTTGATATTCTATATCCTACAAATCCTGGTAGTGTTTATCATATGACCAAATCTATGGACCAATTGCTATTCCAATTCTATAATAAGAACTGGGGGCTTAAAATTACTGATCTACACCAAGGTATTGTTTGGGGAACACAAACCGAACAAACTAGAAAACATGAGACGCTCACCAACAGATTTGATTATGATGGAATCTATGGTACTGTGTTAAATCGTTTTATCTCTCAGGCAGCAACTGGTAATGATATTACTGTCTATGGTATTGGTGGTCAAAAACGCGCCTTTATTCATATTGAAGATACTGCTCGGTGTGTTGCACTGGCCGTACAAAATCCACCAAGTAAAGGTAAGGTTCGTATCTTTAATCAAGTTTCAGAGGTTATGTCTGTAAAACAACTTGCCGAATTGTGTGCAGAATCGTATGGTGGTACTATTAAGTATGTCGATAATCCTCGTAAAGAACTTGCAGAGAATGATCTATCTGTGAGTAATGAAGGGCTTAAAAGCCTAGGGTTTAAACCCATTACATTAAATAAAGGTTTGGTTGATGATGTAAAGTTTATTGCAGAAAAGATGAAAGATAATCTAAATGTAAATAATATTCTTACATCACCAAAGTGGTAATTATGAAAACACTGATATATCAATGTTGGGATGGTACTGAACGACCTGGTAATATGGCTGGTATTGAAGCCATGGAACAGTATGCCAAAAGAATTGGGGCAGATCATAAGTACGAACACAATCCAAAATTTAGGACAGACTTAGGTTCCTATTCTGCAAATTATGGTAAATTTAAACCAATATTCGAAGATGAATATTCTGAATATGATTATATTATGTATGCAGATTGCGATGTTGTACCAACAGATATTTGTAATGAAAACATTTTTGAACAATTCTATGGTACTAATTTTGAAATTGGTATCTGTGAAGAAATTAATGCACCATTGACCAGAAAAAAATATACTATTGGTGGTGGAATTAATAACGCCAATGATGAAAAATGGGTAGCACTTATTGAAAAAAAGTGGCCAGTAAAAATGCCACGTACTACCGATGGTCTACCTAAGGTTTATAATACCGGTGTTATTATTTACTCTAAGGCTGGATTGGTAAAAGCAAGAGAAAAGTTATACGATTTTGCAAAATATGTAAATTTAGCTAAGGTATTTAATCTGCCGGCATTCTATACTTGTGATCAACCTTATTTTCATGCAATGTTAGAAGTATGCGCATTTGATTGGTTGACCATGGACTATAAATGGAATAGTTCTGTCCACTTTGATCCAGGGAATAAACAACAACCAAGGCCAGTAATTGATTTAAGAAAAAATGCAAATATGGTACATATTCAATTAAATGGTGCAGATAATTGGCCGGCCGATAAAATTAAACGAGTAGTAAATCTACCTGTTTCTGAATGGAATCTATAATGAAAAATATTATTTTACAGCATTGGCATGGTGATATGCCTAGATGGGCAAATATTTGTAAAAATAGTATTGAAGACTATTCTAGAAGAATTGGAGCAGATTATGAATTGCTTCAAGGATTTCCTATGGGTGACTGGTTTCCCAATACAAAAACAAAGCCATGGTTGGTAATTCAAAAAATCTTTATGTTGAATGAAAAATATGATGAGTATGATAATGTACTTATGTTAGATATGGATATGTTATTTACTGGTAAATTGGATAATATTTTTATTCATAATGGTATTGGACGGCTTCATAAAGTCGGTATGCGAAATATCAGTGGTAGTAAAAATGGTCGTAAATGGCCAAAACTCTATACCAGACAACAGCCTATGTTCTTTGGCAATTGTGTTAAATTTACTAGAGAACAACGAATCAATCTTAGAAAAGAATTGAATACTGACGTAATACATAATAGTATGTCATCCGATGGATTACCACCAAACGATGAGATCATAATGCATTATTTAATTGTGCAATCAGGCATTTTAGATAATAAAATAAAATTAGAAATTCCTCATGATAAATTTTGTGACCTACCAGAGGAAGCTGCTCCGGATGCTACACTAGTACATTATTGTGGAAACAGAAAGAACTATATAAAATGAAAAATATTATTCTACAACACTTTCACCCATTTCGGCCAAATGTAATTCAAGAGATGGAATCTCGTGGTGGTAGGTTACCATTTATCGTAGAAAAGAGTGTAGAGAATATTAAAAAGTATGCCGATAAACTTGGTGCTGAATATAAGCTCTTGGATGGAGAACCATTCCAAAAAGGTTTAAGAGGTCAGTGTCAAAAGTGTGCTGCAATTAATGAAGAATATGATGATTATGATACAGTAGTTGTATTGGATACCGATAAGTTTGTCACAACTAGTTGTACCGAAAATGTATTTGAAGCAAAAGGCATTGCACCATTTGATCAGATCCACCGTGAGAGACAATTACCTGCATTCATTAATGAGTTTCCTAGATTGGGCAATCCAAACTATCCTATGTGGTCTGGTGCCATCTATGTTATGCCTAGAGAATTTAGACAATTAATGAGGGCACAAATTAATCCGGCCATGAGAAAAGTATTTGAACAGATTAGCCCTAGGCCGTATGTTGATGAAGGTATCTTCCATGTTCTGTGTGTAAAAGCTAACTTTAAACTAGATAAATATTTGGATGAGAAATGGGATTACAGTAGCTATCTTCCAAATCCGGAAAAGGCTAATATGATACACATCAGACACAAGCCTAAGAGTAGAGAAGAAAATTATATTGATCTGGTAAATGCCGGAATTATAGGAGAATAAATTGGCTAGAAATATGGAAAGACCTTGTACTACGGTTATTAATGAAGTAATTAATGCTGGATATAACATTGATGTAGTATATGATATTGGTGCTAATGTAGGTAGATGGACCCAGGAATGGCGAAAGCATATTCCTAATGCCAAATATATTATGTTCGAAGCCAATCCAAATAATAAATGTGCAATTTCATTAAATAATGATATGTATATGCATCAGGTATTATCAGATGCAGATGATAGAACAGTGGAGTTCTTTTTAGCTAATAGTGGTAAGGCAAGTACTGGTGATAGTTATTATAAGGAATTAACTGTTAATTATTCCGAAGGTAAATCTGTACTGTTAACTACAAAGAAACTTAATACAGTAATTGAAGAAAAGAATCTACCTTTACCAGATTTTATTAAAATGGATACACAGGGTGCTGAGGTAGATATTATTAATGGTGGCTCTGATGCAATGGAACATGCCAAAGTAGCAATATTAGAAATGCCAATAATGCCATATAATAAAGGTGCACCAAATTTTAGTAAATATATTGACACAATGTATGCTAATGGTTTTATTCCAACTGGAGTTGATCACATTGCAATGAGACATAATGTTGTAAATCAGATGGATATTGTCTTTATTAAGGCCGATATTAATCATAAAATTTCAGGGCATAAAAATAGATACAGAGGTTTCTAATATGTTAGATGCATATGCCATAACATTAGCAAATAGTGAAACATCACAGGTCGGAACAAATAACCTTATTAAATCGTCAAAAAAAGTAAAAAATAATTTTGATATTAATATATTTGATGCTGTGACACCTGATATGGCACATACTATTATGATCGGCAATGGTCTTAAATGGAAATATCCATGGGAAGGTAAAGAGACAGACCTTAGAACTGGTCTTGTTAAGTCTGCATATCAGACATCAAATAAGAATAGTAGAATTGCATGTGCAATGAGCCATTGGTTGTTGTGGCATAAATGCGTCACAATTGATAAACCAATACTTATTATGGAACATGATGCATTGTTTATTGAAAAATTAGATTATAAATCTATCCTTAAGAGTAACTATGATATCATTGGCATTAACTCTCCTGCGTCAGCTACGCGCCGTGCGCATCAATTCCATGATATTGTACAGAGTAAACCAGCATGGGTACAACCAGTACCAGATATTGATGAGTTCAATATTCCTCAAGGCCTTGCCGGAAATTCTGCATATATAATTAAACCTAAGGGTGCTAAAAACTTACTTGAGGCAGTCAAAGAACATGGTGTTTGGCCAAACGATGCAATAATGTGTAAGCAAATTATTCCTAACTTGGGTGTGACTAAACTTTATTTTACAAGAGTTCAAGGACTCCCATCAACTACGGTGAATTGATATGAAAGCCTTTGTAATTACAATTATGGATAATCCTCAGTCTGTAAAGGCGGCAGAAAGATGTATTAAATCTGCCGCCAAATATGGACTTGAAGTTAATATGCACAAAGCATATACTCCTAAAGACAAACCATGGGAAATTCTACATAAGAAAGGTATTTCTCCTCACGGATTTGTTGAACGATACTCTCGATTAGAAAATTGTATGTCGTGCTTTTTATCACATCATTCACTATGGGAGATGGCAGTTGAAAATGATGAGACAATTGTAGTCTTTGAGCATGATGCTGTTATTACCGGCCCAGTCCCAGTAAATGAGAAATTTGATGGATGTATGACATTCTCAAAACCATCATATGGTAAATTTAATACACCAATAAAGCTTGGAGTTGATGGACTAGTTCAGAAACAATACTTTGGTGGTGCACATGGTTATATGATTAATCCTGTTGGTGCAAAAAAGTTTATTGCTAAAGCATTAATTAATGCCGCACCGGCTGATACATTTATTAATCTTCAAAACTTCTCATGGTTGCAAGAATATTATCCTTGGGTTTGTATGGCCGTGGATAGTTTTACTACTATTCAGAAAGAAGACGGCTGTATCGCAAAACACAATTATAAAGATGGATATGAGATAATCAATGCCTAAGATGCCCGAAAAATTAATTGTTACTGGATGTGATAAAAAAACTGAATGGCAATTGCCATGGTTTTTAGATAACTATTTTAAGCATAATACCATACCAATTGCAGTTGCCAATTTTGGTATGTCAGAAGAAATGAAAAAACGTGTCTATGATAGGGCTGGTGTTTTTTGTTACATGGATATTAATAAGGGTGATGAGAACTATGACAAAGGTTGGTTTCATAAACCAGCTGCAATGTTATCCGCACCAGGTCATAATGTGTTTTGGATTGATACTGATTGTGAAATACTAGGTAATATTGAAAATATGTTTAGATATATTCAACCAAATAAACTTACAATGGCAATTGATAGACCATGGTTGTTACGGCGTAATGAACAATGGCACAATTCTGGTGTTGTTGGTTTTCATCAGAAACCAGATATTCTAAAACAATGGGCTGAAGCTGTAAAAAGAAATCCAGCAGTTGGTGATCAAGAAGTGTTACATAGTATGTTAAACCCTATTACTATGATTACCTATATCGCCGAACTACCAAACATATATAATTGGTTACGACTACAAGTTGAAGCTGATAATGAAGATAGTCCAAATAAAAAGATTATGCATTGGACTGGTGAACAAGGTAATGATAGGATTAGAGGTAAAATGAAAATTATGGAGGCTCTACGTGGCTAAGACAGTACATGTGGTGGGTAATGGGGATTCCGCAGTATTCTATAATGAAGCTCCTAGAAAAGGATTAAAACTAGCGTGTAATAAAGCACCATTTCCTATTGAGAATTGCTATGCATCGTGCATGGTGGACTTTAAGATGATGAAGACTATTCATAAGGGTGATGTTGATGTACCAGGAGAATGGATCCTAGGAGCAAGACCTAAGGTATATATGGAAAAACATCCAGGATTTCATATGCAAAGGTCACATCAGATTAAAATGTTCTATACCAAATTGCCAAAATATGCTGCAAATTATACCGATCTAAATTGTGGTCACATGGCAGTATATTTTGCCGCTCAACATCTAAAGGCAGATAGAATCCATATGTATGGATTTGATTCAATTTTTGATTTTAATCTAAGAAGTTACACTGACATCTATATCAATTCTGATAGAGGTAATATGAATAACAATAGGTTAACAAACAATTGGAGGCCTTTGTGGCAAAATATCTTTAAAGATTTTAATGGTTCTGGTAAGGAACATCGGTGTGAATTTATTCTTCACCATATGCATGATAATCTAAAGTTTAAATTACCAGACAATATTGTAATTGAAAAGTATGGCCGCCGCGGCGAGATTGTGGAAAAACCAATGAAAGATGAAAGTATTGGTTGGAGACCACCAGCTAATGGAATACTATAAAAGGGGTTTACATCTCCGAAAAAGTATGATATAATAGTATCATAATCAAAAAGAGGTGTCTTATGATTTTTGTAGAAGGTGGAAGTAAACGGCAAAGAGAAATTGCATTCGAGTGTGCATCATTCACTTGGCGACAATTAATGCCTCGAATCAAAAAATGTGAAATTAATATCACACTAAGGAAACTCAAAGGTTATCACGGTACATGTCTAGATATTGGTAAAAGAGAATATCAAATTGATATTGACAAAAAACTAGGCCTAGGTGATGATTTTACAACCACTATCTTTCATGAGATGGTACACGTTAAACAATTAGTCTATAAGGAATTCTTTACTGAATGTAATTTCTATAGCAGTCATGAAGAATATATGAATTTACCGTGGGAGATAGAAGCATATGAATTACAGGAGGTTTTATTAGAACAATGGCAGAATTTCAAGATCACGAACAATCGGAAACGGAACTTTTTCGGAGGGAAATTATGAACAGAGATGGACATATTGAACTTTTGGAAAAAAATGTCTACGAATTACAAGAACAATTGCAGAATGCATATAAGCGAATTGATGAATTAACTAATCAGATTGCTACAACTAAAGTATGTGAGTGCCCACCAATTGTGGTATCTGGTGTAGATGGTAGTGGTAACCCATATTAAAATAAATTAAAAAAAATGCATTTTAGGGGTTTACATATTCAAAAAAGTATGATATAATAATATCATAATCAAAAAGGAAGAGGAGCCTTATATGTTTGCAAAATCACAAATCGCATTACGTGATCACATCGAATCAAAGAATGCCGAAGGTAAAAAGTGGATGGATGAAAATCCTGGATCTTTTTACGGTATGACTGTCTCTGACCCAGCTCATTGGGCAGAACAAGGTATTACCACTGTTGAGCAGTACGAGTATCAGATGGAGTACTATGGTCTGTTTGATTATATTGCAAATGTGACATCAAAGTCACATGCTCGGTATCTGTTGAGTCTTTGTTGTACCCTCGAAGATCTAAATGAGGTATATCAACAGTTCGAAAAGAGGGCAGCATAATGGCTAAAGTACAAACATCTAAAGCATTTGGTTCTATGTTTACCACTCACCCTATTACTGGTTATGAATCGAACGGAGAACCTTCTGCATTAAAAGAAGCATTTGATATGCTTCGTGAAGATTACGAAACTGCTGGTAAAAAAGTAATTGGTATGCAGACATATTATAATAGTGGTTATAATAGTGCGACCGATAAATACGAAGGTAAAAAAGAATTTGGTATTGAAGTTGAATGGATTTACTAATTTAGAAGATGCTCCTGTCTCGCTCCTCTCTCAGTAGAGCATCTTCTAAATCTTATAATGGTCTGGCCGACACCATGGGATAGCGTATTCCTTTCCGCTTGAACTAAAGTCAAACCTCTGCAGGGGGCGGCTAGATTATTGGTTCCGTAGCTCAGTTGGATAGAGCAATTGCCTTCTAAGCAATGGGTCAGGGGTTCGAATCCTCTCGGAATCGCCAATTCGCTCGGTTAGTTCAGTGGTTAGAACCACGTGCTCATAACGCGTTTGTCGGGGGTTCGAATCCCTCACCGAGTACCCTATTGCGGGTATAGTATAATGGCTATTACTACAGCCTTCCAAGCTGAAGATCGGAGTTCGACTCTCCGTACCCGCTCCAAATCTTTATGGAGGAAACATGGAACTAGAACATGAATTTAAAATAGAGTCAAAGGAAAAACGAATCCTTAAAAGTGAATCTGCCCGGAAGCGCCGGCGCGAGAGAAAAGATATTGCTGCCGAGGTACTACAAAGAGAATATTCTAAGAATAGAAAAATTAGAAAGAATAAATAACGTAATGGGTTGGTCCCCTAATAGACCCGATAGTCCTTACTGTCAGGGACGATAACAATAAAGGAGAATGCATCCTAGATCTATAACTAGGCTCTGCTTAATAAGGGAAGGTTCACTGCGATGCGGGGTTCCTTCCCACTTTTAACATCTAATAAAGAAAGATAATAATAAAATGAAAAAAGTAATGGTTGCACTGTTTGCCGCTGGTTTCGCATCAGCAGCAAATGCTGAGTCTACAATCACAACAACTGTTGGTGTAGAGCGTAATCTCGACACAGAAGTTAACGAGATTTATTTTGGCCCATCAATCGCTTCTGGTGATTTTACTCTTGGTGTAACTACTAAGATGGTTGATACAACTGCTGATCAAGGCGCATTTAATATTAATTCATCAGACGTTGATATCAAGTATGCGGTAACAGATAATATTTCTGTATACATGGAAAATGATTTCGATGCAGACTTCAAGCAAACTGCCACAATCGTAGGCGGTAAAATTTCATTCTAATTGAGGAGACCCAATGTTAAGATGGTATGATTATGTGATGGTAAGTATCTTTGCTTATCTAATTAGCCAAGGAGGATTTCTTTGGGCTATCTTAGCTTGGGTCTGCTTTGTCCAATATATGTACCAAAGGAGAGATGGGCATGTCTGATAATATGTTTGATTTTGGTTTTACTG